ATTCATCACGCCCTTGTACAAGGTTCTTGCTGTCAAATGGTGCAAGAGCACCTTCATTCTTTGCCCCAAATGCAAGTTCAACAGGCTGTCCAAACGGGCGCTTCATACGCTGCTTTGAATACTCAACCATGTTTTTGTGACGCTCGTTGACATTCTTTATGGTCTGCTGTGCACTGTTAATAGTCTGCTGAAATTGCATCTGTTGTGCAGGGGTTGGCTTCAATGCAGCTTTCTTGGGCTGTTGTTTAGCCTTTTGCGGCTGTTGCTGCACTGACTGAGGTGTAGAAGATGGTTTCGCAACAGGCTGCTGTGGTTTCACTGCATGAAGTCCGAGCCTGTCACGAAAATCCTCATAGGTGGCACTCTCCACAGCTCCGTCAGCTTTCAGAGCGTCATAAAGTTGCTTACGGTTCCTATATCCCTGATCGCCACTGGCGAGCATGTAACTGCGGAAGTTCTCACGGCTCTTACTTACCGCCCCGTCAGCTTTCAGAGCGTCATATAACTGGTCTATCTTATCTGGTGTAGGCATGATGTCTTATGTTTTTATAATCCAAGTTTCTTTGTATTTGTATAACTTTTGCCACTGGAAGAACTACCACCACTTCGTGAAGTTCCACCTTGTCGCCTTGGCTGTGTATAAGTGCGAGTTGTAGTTGTATGTCCTCTTGCATCAGTCTTCTCTGTCACTTTTTCTGTTCCAGCACTCTGAGTTCCACCACCACTTGAACGGCCTCCAGTTCTGTATGGCGCATTGTCGTCATGGTTGTATTTTGCAGCCCTCGCCTTGCGTTCCTCAATTCGTGCAGCCTGTTCAGCCTGTTCTTGTGGCCAGCCTCGTTCAAGCAACTCTGCCTTGGTTTTCCAGTATGCTGCCTGCTCATCGTTCTTGTTACTCTGGGCTTCATAGTATTTCACCTTAGCCTCGGCAATACTACGGTTGGTTTCTTCCTGCTTATCCAGTCGGTCTTGCTGCTGTTGCTTGATGTCAAGAGACTTTTGCTGATAGTCATTCTGTGCCTTACTGCTATTCAACTTGTCAAGCGTGATAACATAATTCATGAGCCTGTCTGCATTCTTTTCACGCTCATATCTCGCCTTGTCGATGCGCTCCTGTGCTCTTTCGGATATGCTCGGCAACTCCATTGCATCAACGCCTCTCGAATGGGAATACGCTTTGTGGAACGAGCCTAATATATCACCGATGGCAGCAAGGGTTTTATAGCGGCGTTCACGTTTCTCTCGTTTCTTCCTATCCTCCTCACTTTCTTCAAGTGACTTGTAATGTTCTATCCGACCTCTTAGAAAATCTTCAACATCACCGATTGTCGTTCCGTGGAAAGTCTCATCGGGGTTCGGGTAGGGCTTGCTTTTTAGAGAACTGGGTGTCGGAGGTGTTTGTTTGGCATATTTTGCCCAAGGTGAACCAAATTCATTTTGTTCATCATCACTTTGTTCACCTCTATACTTCGGGTCTATTGGAGAAAATCGCTTTGCCTCGCCAACACTGATGCCATCCTTTAGCCCATCTTCCGTAAAGGTATAATCATCTGTATTTGTGGCAGAAACTTTGGCTTCTGTATCTTTCGTCCACGGAGACGACAACGGTTCTACCTGCTGCCGCACATCGTCAGACGGCTGCAATGGGTATAATCTATCTTCATTTGCCATGATGTTATAGTGTTAACGTGATAACTCAAGTTCCATGCCACGGGCAAAGCCGTTAGCGGCTCCACCGATAGCGTTACTTACCATGCCAAAGCCATCAACCTTACCTGCTTCGAGTTCGCGCAAATTCTCGTCAAGTTGGTGCTGTCTCTCGCGGTACTGACCCTCAATCTGGTCTTTGCGATGTGCGCCAGCAACTGCAATCTGACTGGTAGCATCTGACAGTGCTTTTGCATTAGCCTCTTTCGCTGCTGCTGTACTCTCCTCGGTGCCACCCATCACGGCTTGCGCTCCTGCCGACTGCTGGTTGCGTCGCCTTATCATGTCTGCTGTCTGCGTGAGAATGGCTTGCGCGTCTGCACGCTGAGTTGCATCCTCGTTATACCTGCGGTCGTACCAGTCTTGGTTCTCACGCTTCCGTTCCTTAATCATGGCCATCTGCTTCTTCAGCATCTTGTTCTTACTGATGCCTCCGAAGATGCCACCAAGCGCACCGGATGCGCCTCCGATTATTCCGCCTAACATACTGTATGCTTTTTAATTGATTAAACAAAACTTATAAGTCATGTGCGAAATTACGACCTTATCTTTGCACCATCATTTTAAGTTTTGATTTACTATGCCACGCAAAGCAGGAGATGGGCGCGGACGGCTCGGCGGTCGTGCCGCAGGAACACCCAACAAAGACAAGCCTTTGAAGACGTTTCTCCGAGAGCACTCGGTGAAATACTTCACGCCGTGTATTGAGGAGAAAGACGACGCAGGAAAGATAACAGGGCAACTGGTCTCACAGTTTGATGTTGACTGCAAGACCCTTGACCCGGAAAGCCGTGTCGATGCTGAAATAAAGCTGCTGAAGTTCCACACACCTCAGATGCAGTCAACAAGCGTTGACATGACAATCGTCGATGATAACAAGACGCTCTCCGAACGCCTTGCACGTCTCGCCGCTGGCGAAGACATTGCTTCACCGTCTGAGGAATAATCCTTACTACTGTTTACTGTATGTAGTAACCGTAGGGCAAACAACGCTCTACGGTTTTTTTCGCTGATTTTCAGCACCTATTATTATATAGGTATAGCAAAAGTATGGCAAATGCTATAAAAAAGTATGGCAAATGCTATCACTTTTTATGGCAAAATTTCGTTGAAAATTCCAAATTTCGCGATTTATGGCAAAAATATGGCAAATGCCATACTATTTACATGGCAAATGCTATCAGTTTTGATGGCAAATGCTTGGCAAATGCCATGTTTTTTTATAGCAAGTAAAGGAAAGTATAAAGTAATATAACATACTCCGTATATTATATTACATAATATTCTCTCGTCGCTTTTATCACGCGCACGCGCGAGAGATTTTTGAAAAAAGAAAAAGGCTTCGCCATGTGTTTAGGTGAAGCCAAGAAACTTTCCAATGTTTGAAAATTTGGAAAGAATTAGAACCCTTTGCCTTTCTGCCGTTCATAGACGGCAACCTTGCCGTTGTCGCAGTTGACAATCTTGAACTGCACGATGCAGCGAGGTGGAATGTCTGACGGCAATTCTTTCACCAGTCGCGCAATCACCTCGTCGATGTTTGAGCAACCAATGTCCTCAAAACTGGTGAGGCACTTGCCTTGAAAGAAAGCTGCTGCCTTGATGAGCATCTTCGGTGACAGACGGAACACCGTGCTTTCCTCCTCCTGCGCTGCCTGTTTGCTTGCATGGTCAGAGAAGAAGATGAAATCAACAACACGCTCGTTCAGTTCCCATGCAGGTGTGAAGTCAATCTTGATGTAGCCGCGAGTGATGCGGTGTCCTGCGCTGTGGTTCATACCGAAAGCCACCTCGTCTATTGACGCGCCACAATCATTCTGTGCCATCGTTCCCCATGTGTGACGGAAAGTATAGACGCAATACCAGTTCTCCTTTGCAATGCCCATGCTCTCACAAATCTTTCGGATGCCTATGTTCACGTTCGCGCTGAAACTGTCGCTGGTGGTGTGCCTGTCATGGAAGTTGAACAGCCATTCACTGCCTGGTACTGAAGCATACTTCACAACCAACGGCTTGATAATCTCCGGCACACGCATTTCAAAGTACGCTCCATCAGAACGGCTGCGCATGGTCTTCGCACGCTTGTAGTGGATGATGCCACCGTGATAGTCCTCCCTGCGCAGGTTGTATAAATCGACCGTGTTGATGCCTCCAAGACACAATACCATCATGGCTACGTCTCGACCAAGTTCGGGCAACGGCAACTTCATCTTGCTTTCGGGCAGGGGAGAAGAAAAGAACCTGCGGCACTCCTCCGCACTGATGGCTCGCTTCTCGGGACGGTCTGCATGTGGTATCTTCACCTTTACCCACGGATTGGTCTTCACTCTGATAAGCCCGGTGTCATAGTCGTTCAGTTCCTCGATGGCTGCGCGAAACACCTGCCTCATGCACACAGGATACATTTCCTTTGCCCTGTTCGTCTGTTCCAAACTCTTTATCCACTTCGCCACGTTCGTTGATGTCAGCGTGCTGAACATCACCCTGGTAGTTCCGAAAAACCGCTCCATGTGCTGTAATGCAAGCCTGTAGTTCTTAGCGTTCCTCTCCTGTCCGTTGTCGATGAGCCTGTCAATGTGCCGTCGAGCATAGTCAGAGAAGCACAAGTCTTCCTCACCCTTTTGCAGGTAGTCCACAACCATTCGTGCAGTCCAGTTGCGAGTGTCCGTCTTGTTCAACTTCGCATTATAGTCAAGAATGAGCGCAGTGCAGAACTGCATCACTACAGGGTCGGTGATTTCCTTACTCCTTGACAGTTCTCGCTTAGTCACCATCTTGTCCGTCTTGATGTACTGTGTCGTGCGGTTGTGCGTCACTCTGATATAGACAGGAAAGAACCCGTCATTGCGCATCTTCTGCACACATGCTTTCAGTGTTGCCATAATCTGTGTTCCTATCGTTTTTTGTTATACATCTGTATCTTGTTGTTATCTCAGTCATTCTGAACTCTAAACACGCTTTAAACATGGGGTCTGAAATCTCGCAACTTTCTCTAAACATTTGCGTTCATTCTGCTCATTTTCTGTGTCGGAATGAACAAACCTCCATTTACGAAGTTAGGCGGAAGTCCCTTTGTTTTCGGGGCTTACCGCCTAACTCGCTGATTTTGAGGTTTCGTTTCTTATTCTTCCACTGCTGCCTGCGCGGCTCTTTTTGGTGTCTCAAAATAAGCGAGTTTGCGGTTTTCTCTAATCAATGCCTAATTCATTCATTTTAGTTGTCAGGTCGTAATACATCTGAACGGATGCGTCTGTTGCAAATGCCTCTGCCCATGTCTTGAAGTCGTATTCCAGTCCGCTGACCTCATCGAGGTATGGACTTTCCCAAAGGTCTTCCAATGAAGCGTAGGCTTCTGCCGGGTCTTTGCCGTATGCGTCCACCACTTCCGTTCCATATTGCTCAACGAGTATCTTTGTCCAGTCGCTTTGCTCGCAACCGGGATTGAGACGCAACACCTCGAACGCTGCGGCTTTCAGTTCCTCCATCGAATAACATCCGCAAAATACCTCTAAAACCTCGTCAGATGCGCCACAATCGATTTTCTCACCGTTCACGGGCAGTTGCCCCACCTCGCTAAAAAAAGTCGATTGTGCGGCGTTTTTCAGCGTTTCACGCTCGTTTGCCTCTGTTACGGCTTTCATCAGCATGGACAACTTGCGAAATGCTATGTCTTCTTTACGGCTCATAAATTAAAAATGATAATGGCATGTTGTTCCGATATAATATCCCTCATTTATGGCATCAATAATTCCATCTGTTAATTGAAGTTCCTTAACAGGCCAAGCATTATCAGACCATCCGCCTTCTGGTTCTTCTTTCTCAATGAGAGAAACCTCATAAGGAAAGCGAGTTATATACAATTCGTTTTCAATGGAAATTATAGTCCCAATAACATTGCCACCATCCTCCATCGGTAGTTTTATTTTATCCCCTATATCATATTTCGCTTTTTTCAATACTTTAGCGATATGTTCTTTTTTATTACAATGCTTCATGTACTCATCAATATCAATCATTGCTTGGTGCAATTTATTGGTTGTTCCTTTAGGTGGAGCAACAGAAGAGTTGGGCATGAGGTAATTATATAGTTCGATTAACGAAACAACATCATCAACAAGACGACTTTCCAACTTCTCGCGCCTGTCTATTTCTGTCAATAGTTTCTTTTTGCTGTTGAGTGTAGCATTTGTTACTGCCATGAAGATAAGTGCGCAAAGCCACATAGTCAGCAAACCTGCACATATACAAGCCCACCAAGGCCAGTTCGTTATACCGAAGAATAGGCCTCCGAACAATGCAGCAATTATTATTGAAAAACACCACTTATTCATTTTGTTTCTTTCTTTTATCAAACAACAAACATGAAAGCAAAACTAAATTTGCTAACAAAAGGAAAGTCCATGAAAGAAATTGAAACTCCAGCACCCATGCAAACAATGTAAAGCACATCGTTATGATAGCCTGTATTGCTATTATTTCTATTGGTCTAAATGCTGTTGGCATCGCTAACAATATAGAAACTAAAGGAAATACAGGCAAGTAAAAGACTAAAGACCAAAACAAGAGCCACCGATAACCATGCAATTCCCTTATTTCGTAACTTGAAACTTCATTGGAAAAATATGCACATATAAGCAGAATTGCTATTATAAAAAACAGCAATACCCCCACTCTTTTCTCAGCCCTTTTCGATAAAGTCATTTTCCCATCAGCACTTTAATCAAACGTTCTTTTTCCTCCAGCAATTTCTCCAGCATGATGACACGCTCCTGCAATACAGCGGAGTTATCACCCATAGTTACATTGCCAACGGCGTTGTTATTTCCGGCAATGGTATTATTTCCAGCGATAGAAACTCCACCGTGGTCTGCTATTGCCCTATTTGTTTCAGAACGAAACATTTCACCCATGCCCGACAACAACCATTCTGCCGAGACACCTTCACAATACTTGTAAAGTACCTCTGCATCAAAAGTATTTCTGCCCAGCCATTTACTCAATGTCTGCGGCGATACTCCAATCATAGTCGCAAATTTAGCCTTATTACCCTTTGTATAGTGGCGTATTAGGCTGTCGAGCATGTCCGTTTTGTTCATTACAAATGTTAATCAAATGTTAAAAATATAGCCAACTTGGAAAATAATTACCATTTTGTTTGGTAGATATAACCAAAATGGCTATCTTTGCATCGAATTTACGTCCTTTGCTGTGCAACTGGCTTGATTTCAGCCTGCAAAGGTAAACATTTTTAATTAAATAAACGAAAGAAAATGGCAAAATCTGAATTTCGCGTCGTTCGAGAAACGCAAGTTAACACTCCCGAAAGCCTTTTGACGGTTGAAAAGGGAGGAACGGTAACAGTATCGTGCAAGGACTTCTCGCCTTATAGCACGGTCAAGAGTGCAGCCACACGCCTTAACCAGCGTGCTGGCTTTGTTGAGTTTGAGATAACCACACCCGACAACGGTGCCACCATCGTAATCAAACGCAACTGATATGGCTACAAAGGCAAATCCCTACTGCGCTACGTGTCCCAAGGCTCACAACGGCATCAATGGACGCTACTGCAATGTGCTTCGCCGTTATGTCGAGTACGCCAAGGAACCAGCCTGTAATAAGTAAACTCCCTTAAACAATAAGAATATGGATAAGTATTTCAAAATCTACCGCAACTGGCGCGTTCACGTGCTGACAATACTGGTAATGGTCGCTATGTTCCTACTTCTCGGCGACTGCGACGACATGGGCTATCTCCTGTTGACGAAAGGGATAGGCTTCGGCGTTGCCTACATCATCTACCGTCTCGGCAAATACTGGAACGCCAAAGGAAAAATCAACGAGTTAATGGCACTTGCAGAAGAAGAATAACCATGAGTACCTATATCCAGTTTCCCGACAAGATGGTGTCCTACGACACGTTCATGGACGACCTTTCATCGCGTATCGTTCGCAAGATGCAACGCGCAGAGGCAGACCCTAAGACGGTCAGCCAACGAAAGGCTTACTCCATCTTCGGACGTGCTAATGTTGACCGCTGGCGCAAGGAGGGACGCATACACCCTTGCAAGCGTCCGGGGAAAGTGGAGTATTGCATGGCAGACTTACGACTTCTTCAGCAGACGCAACAAGATTACTTCAAACGCTAACCAATATGGACTACGCAATTTACAAGACTACCGACGGCAAGCACCCTCGCGTTATTCACCGCTTCACACAGGAGGCTTGCAACCACAAGGCAAAGGCTGCTGCGCGTGAAAAACTAAATGATATGTGGCTCCGCGTCCTCCAGCGTCCGATGCTCCATCACAACCCAAAAGGTACAAAGGACGATTTCCAGTACGACTATATGACAAGCGTGAACACCTCTGAGTGCATACGCTTCTACATCGCACCTTTCAAGAATAATCAATAACCATTTATGTTTAATTCCAAATTCTAAAAATTATGGCAAAAGAAATGCAACTTACCGTACAGGAGAGCCGTGAACTCCTGCTGAACCCTGCCTATCAAGCGCAGAAGACGTTCGAAATCCAACAGCGTATGGCAAACATGTACGTGCAATCAACCATCGTTCCGCAAGCCTATCGCGGCAACATCGGCAACTGTGTCATTGCTATCGACATGGCTCAACGTATGCAAGCCAATCCACTGATGGTTATGCAGAACCTCTACATCGTCAATGGAAACCCTGCATGGTCTTCCAAGTTCCTTATCTCCTGCATCAACATGAGCGGTCGTTTTACTCCGCTGCGTTACCAGTTCATCGGAAAACGCGGAACACAGCAATATGGTTGCCGTGCATACGCTTATGAGAAGTCAGACAAAGAACACAAGGAGGCTCTTTGTTCCGTATGGATAACAATGGAAATGGCAGACAAGGAGGGATGGACTAAGAAGTCCGGCTCCAAGTGGCTCACCATGCCCGACCAGATGCTTATCTATCGCGCTGCTGCTTTTTGGTCTCGCGCCTATGCTCCCGAAATCTCTATGGGCTTTCTTACCAAGGAAGAAGCAGAGGATGCCGTCTTTGAGGAAATCGTGGATGCACCTGTTATCACATCGTCACAGGGCGACGATATTCCCGAACCTCCAATTACCGATGCTCCAACCGATGAAAATGCAGGTACAGAACAAGCACCAGCACAGCCAGCCGCACAAGCTGCTGCGCCCTCTCCTGCCTCAAACACCAGTGAAAAGCCTGTCGATGCTATCACGGCTGCAATGCAAAAGCAACAGTCTTCACGCAAGACGAACTACAAAGCACCTGCGCCAGTAGAGACGGCAGACGGACAACGTGTTGACCCCGAAACAGGCGAACTGTTCGCACAGAAATAACCGAGTATCCCGGTGGGCAGGTGCGAAACACCGAGTAACATCTGCCCACATTTTCAAACTAACAGTCATGGAGAAAGTAACAATAACACTTGAAAGCAATGGGTGGAAAGTCCAACAGGGCGACAAGTACGCTGACACCCTCTGCTATGAAGAAATGCTTGGTGTCCTTATCTCTTTGACGATGCCTGAGCAACGCCCTTGCTTGCAATGGATGCGTACAAAGGAACAGCACGAAGCGTATATGAGAGCAATTTCAATCAATAACCATCAAAAGTAATTCAACTATGGCATTTCAAATCATAAGACCAGCAGACCGTCAAGGATGGCTGGCACAGCGTGAAAAGGGTATCGGCTCGTCAGAAGTCGGCACAATCCTCGGAGTGAACCCTTGGGAAACTCCTTATCAACTATGGCGACGCAAGAAAGGCTTGTCACCTCGCGTAGAGGAAAACGAAGCCATGCGAGCCGGACACATTCTTGAAAGCGCAGTCGCTACCTACTTCGAGGAAGAAAGCGGACGGCAGGTTATCAAGGCTTCTGAGGGCGACTGGCTCGCCGTCGATACCGAACGCGACTTCCTGCGCGTCTCTCCCGACCGCACATATTGGCTGGAGGGTAAGCACAGCAACGACAACAAAGGCATCCTTGAATGTAAGACTACTCAACTGGAGATTGACGAAACCGACGTGCCAAAGCACTGGTTCTGCCAACTCATGTACCAACTCGGCGTGATGGGCTACCGTCAAGGCTCTCTCGCTTGGCTCATACGCGGTCGAAAGTTCGGCTATCGTGACATCGACTTCGACGCGGATTTCTACGCTTACATGGTGGAGCGACTGGAAAAGTTTTGGCGCGACTGCATCGTCGGCGACCAAGAGCCACCTGTAACAACCATTGACGATATTCAAATCAAGTTCCCTCGTTCTACTACTGGTAAAACTGTTGAGGTCACGGAGGAACTGATGGACGACCTCAACATTCTCAAAAGCATCAAGCCTCAACTCGACGAATTCACACGGCAGAAGAAAGAAATCGAAGACCGCGTGAAGACTTTCATGGCAGATGCCGACACCCTCTGCATGGCTGGCACCAAGGAACAGAACCCAATCGTTATTGCCACTTGGAAGACCGCTAAGGATAGTTTGAAGTTCAACGAGAAGCAGTTTGCAGCCGAACACCCGGAACTCTACGCCGACTATCAGCGTACCGTGGCTGGCTCACGCCGTTTCCTCATAAAGTAACCTGCATTATGGAAGACAACAAAGTAACACAGAAGCAACTCGTCCTGCAGCATCTGCAACGATTTGGCAGCATTGAACCTCTCACCGCCTTGCGCGAATACGGCTGTTATCGTCTCGGCGCAGTTATCTTTGACCTGCGCAAAGATGGTATGAATATCAGTACTATTATGGTTGAGGCAAAGTCAAGAATTACGGGTCGCCCTGTGCGCTTTGCCAACTACATCTTCCATAATTCACAGCCTCATGAAAACGCTATTCGTTGACATCATGCTTAATGGTCGCTTCGTCTTCACCTTGCGTTACCGCTACTGCCCTGCGTTTCGCATCAGCATGGAAGACGTGTATAGCAAAGTGTTGGAGAAGCGACCATCACTGAAAGGAAAGCCTATTGAAATGTATTTCGACTGATTAAACTGCCAATGGATATTTACTGCCAAGTAACCGACCAAGGTCTTGTACCCATGTACGAGAGCGACTACGACGAGAAGAAGCGTCTGAAACTGGGTGATACAGTCCTCTGTACCATCAAGAAACCTCGCAACTATGAGTTTCACAAGAAATTCTTTGCACTCGTTCGCCTCTGCTATCAGAACTTGCCCGAGTGGATGGAGCAAGACCTTGGCATACACTCCGAGGAAGATATGCTGACCAGCATGAAACTCGACCTCGGACTGGCAGAGATAGTCTATATCAACGGCAGACCCATCGCAAAGACTGGAAGCATCAGCTTTGCTGCAATGGACAACACCGAGTTTGAGCGTTTCTATAACCGCTGCGTTGACCTGGTTCTCACTCGCTACCTCTGCGGAACGGACAAACAGGCTTTACTGGATGAAATCATAAACTTCAAGTGACATGATTGAAATCTCTAACCGCCATTTCGACCTGCTCATTGAAAAGCTGCCTCGCCTGTTGGATATGGTAAGGAAAGGGCAAGCACCTACTACACTCCGCCAACAAGAAGACTTGCGGCAAATATGGCTGCTTCATGGGCAACTGAAAAAGAAAAGAAGTATAACAAATAAAAAATCACAACAATGACAAAAAGAGAAATCGCCAAGGAACTGGCTAATCGTTCCAACCTCACCCCATCACAGGCTACTCACGCCGTCGAGGGTATCATTGAGATTATTGCGGATGCACTCGCCAAGGATGAACCTATCCTGCTGCGTGGTTTCGGCACAATCAAGACAGTGCAGCGTGCAGCCAAGCCGGCACGTAACATCAGCAAAGGCACAACGATGATGCTGCCACCTACCAAGCAAGTGAAGTTCATCGCATACAACGAACTTAAAGAACGTATCAATCATCATGGACGTTACGCAATACTTCCGTAAGAGCAAAGGAAGCAACAAGTATCACGCTCAGAAGTCGGGTGGCTATGCCTCTCGCAAGGAACACAGACGCGCCAACGAATTGCAATTGATGCAACGAGCAGGGCTTATCACCAATCTGCGTGAACAGGTTTCCTACGAACTCATACCGGCACAACGTGGTGCCGATGGCAAAGTGCTTGAACGTGCCTGCAACTACATCGCTGATTTTGTCTATACCGACAAGGACGGAAAGACTGTGGTCGAGGACACAAAGGGAATACGAACTGATGTGTACCGCATCAAACGCAAACTGATGTTACACGTCCACGGAATTTCTATCACTGAACGTTAATCCTACCCAACTATGGCAAAGCGACAAGTAAAGACAACCAACTACTTCTCCCATGACAGTAGTGCGCGTAACGATGAGAAAGTTATCCGTCTGCGTATGCGTCACAACGCTGCTGGATATGGTGTGTACTTCATGATACTGGAGCGACTGAGGGAGGAGGCAGATTATATGAGTGTCAAAGATTACAATATGATAGCCTTTGACCTTCGTGTGGATGCTGCTCTTGTCAAGTCTGTGGTTGAGGACTTCGGGTTATTCGCCTTTACCGACGATGGTAAGTGCTTCTACTCCGAGAGTTTCTCACGCCGTATGGGTATGAAAGATGCAGTCAAGAAAAAGCGTTCCGAGGCAGGCAAGAAAGGTGGAGAAAAACGGTGGACTAACAATGACGGCAATGCTGCAAATATGGTACAGAAAGAGACACCTGCACCAGTGCAGACTGCTGACAATGAAAAGTTCCTCACTCGCTTCTTCCGCAAGAGCAATCAGGCAAACATTGAAGTGCTATTGATGAACTTTGGAATGAAACCCGAAGAACTCCCCAAGTTGCGCAAACTTGCTGCCGAGGTGGTCGCAGAATGGAATATGTCAGAGAAACAGCATAACAGTTACACCGACTGGTCTCAACATCTTATCGCCACAATGCGCATTAAGGTTAAAGACAAGCAACAGGCAAAAGGCAAGACTGCCATCAATGAAACAGAACCGCCATCATCTGCCGACTATCAGTTTGACGGTGGCTTTGGAAGCAAAGATGTGTAATCATTAACAACTCTTACAATGGAACAGACAAAGCAGAACGAACAACCCACCAAGACTGCGGAAGAACTGGAAGCCGAAAAGAAAAAGGCAGCAGAAGAAGCAGCAAAGAAAAAAGCGGAGGAAGAAGCTGCTCTCGCACGGATGCACATCAGTACACTCAATCAATGCGTGGAACGTGCATGGAAAAAGATGCAGCAGGAAAAAGAGAAGTCACAAGACCTTTCCATCAAGGAAGTATTTGACGCTCATGCCAAAACGCTCATGTGGGTGGCAAACAACGTAGTGTTGGCTCACCAGCGACGCAAGTTTGTTGTTGACGAAAACAACCGGGACGTGCTACGCTTCTTGATCTACTACTTCAATGGCTGTCCGCTGGCAGAAGATGTGTTTCCCGGTCGTGGCTACAAGCTGCACAAGCATCTGATGCTCATGGGAGCGGTTGGAACTGGTAAAACATTACTCATGCAAGTGTTCTCAGAGTATCTGCGTATCACAGACAACCCTCGTTACTTCTTCAACCTGTCAGTAACGCAAATGGTAAACTACTACACACTGCACAACAACCTCGACCGATACACCTACAACGAGGAGGAAAACAGAGGCTTCCAGTGTATGCCTGTAAACATCTGCCTCAACGACATCGGTGTTCAGTCCACCAAGTTCTACGGCACGGACACCGAAACACTCACTAACGAGTTTCTTCATGCTCGCAACGAGATTTGGACGCAATACCACAAAATGGCACATCTTACAACCAACCTCACTAACGAGCAACTGAAACAGAAGTACAGGGATGGCTTCGGGCGACTGCTCGACCGCTTCAAGACCTACAATGTAATTCCTCTCGCTGGCGAAAGCCGAAGATAGTTCACTTATTATTCACCAATAAATCAAAACAGTATGACAAAAGATTTCATTCCCGAACTCCAACCGCTGTTCTGCTCTCGCGCTTCACTGCTGCAAGCACAGGACAAGTTGACGAACAATCCCGACATGGATTGTCAAATGCGCCTACGTTTCGCAGATGGCTCGGAAGTCGCGCTCAAAATCAAGCGTGCAGACATTGAGAACATCATCACGGAACACATCGGCACTATTGAAACCAGCATACACAGTACGCTGGACGAGATTGTAACAGAAGAAACAAACCAAAACAGCTAAATCATGAACAGTTATTTTGAAGTCGGTGTCCGCTACGACAAGACAATGGAAGACGGTGTTATTCGCAAGGTAACAGAGAATTACCTTTTAGATGCTATCTCTTTCACAGAAGCGGAAAAGCGTGCCACAGAGGAAATGGAAGCCTACATCAGTGGCGAGTTCAGAGTGGTAACAGAGAAGATTACCAACATTGCAGAAGTCGTAACTACTGACGATGCGTCTGCAGATAAGTTCTACAAAGTTAAGCACAGCCTCATCACCATTGACGAGAAAACCGCCAAGGAAAAAAAGCAAGCGCAGTACATCATTATCCAAGCATCCAGTGTTGATGATGCTCGCGACCGCTATAAGCAGCATATCAAAGGCTGGCTCGTTGACGTGGTACTGGAGGCTGTCAGCGAAACGAAGTACATGGATTATTTCCCTTATAACAACAATTAAAAATCAAATGACAATGAAAAAGTACATTGGAACAAAGACCATCAAGGCAATGCCGATGGCAAAGAGTGAAGCAGAGAAAGTGTTGAACCGTAGCCTTGCTGACGCAAAAGGTGGCGAAAATGGTTACCTCATTGAGTACCCGGATGGCTACAAGTCTTGGTCGCCAAAAGAGACGTTTGAGCAAGCCTATAAGGTTGCTGAAACATACCTCGACCGTATGCGTATTGAGTATGCAGATGTCAAGGAGCGCGTTTTGAAGCTGCACACGTTCTTGATGTCTGAGGAGTTCAGAGCATTGCCAAAGGAGAAACAGGCAAAGTTACAAGCCCAGTGTGGTGCAATGTCCGCCTATGTCGAAATTCTCGGTCAGCGTATCGACGAGGCTAAGATGGAGCAAGAGCAACAGGAGGCTGCACAAGCTGCTGCCGCTGCACAGAAGATGCGTGACAACCTTGTCGGTCTCACCATCGTTGAGAGTGGCAAGTGTGACTTCTGCCCAAACGAACCAACCGACTGCAAGAAACTCATCCTTGCCGACGGCTCGCACATCTGCGTGAAAGACATGAGTAAACAACCATCTAAAGCACAGTAACCATGAGTAAAGAAATAACAATCCCTGTTCCCGACGGCAAACGTGCCGAGTGGATTAACGGTGTTCTCACTCTTGTGGACGAACCGAAAGTAGATAACCGTCCAGTAACTGAACGTATCAAGACGTTTGATGATGCCTGCAATGCGCTGGGCGATGAGCATCCGTTTGTCACACAATATCGTCTTACTGCTGCCGCATACAAAGGTGACCCCATGACGGAAGATTTCATCGCATACCTCAAACTCCGTATCATCGTTGCTGCTCTCAATGAGGGCTGGGAACCGAAGTTCGAGAAAGGCGAATACCGCTACTATCCTTGGTTCTATCTCTATACCAAAGAACAGTATGACGAGTTAGACGATGAGGAAAAAGGGCGTTGTGTTCTTCGCTCCGGCGTCAACACGTACTCGTACTACGGCTTCGTGGTCTGCTACGCGAGTAGCGATGCTTCGGGCTCGTATACCTACGGCGGCTCGCGGCTTGTCTTCAGAACTCGTGAACTCGCAGCCTACGCAGGTAGGCAATTCACCGAGGAATGGGCTGACTTTGTTTTCAGAAGTGAAAGCAAAGGCAGTGGCGACGACCAGAGCGAAAAGCAAATCAAGTTCACAACTGATAACTTTTAATCATGGCTGACGGACGCTTATAATTCTTCAACCTTGTCAAGGCTATGCGTGAGGCGCAAAGGGAATACTTCTCTACGCGCTCTCACGAAGCCTTGCAAAAGGCTCGCTCGCTTGAACGTAGCGTAGATGCATACATCAAGCGTGGCGACGACTACCTTAAACGACAACCCAAAGAACCAACCCTATTCGATAATGAAAAGTGATATTAAACTCCTATATATTGACCTCTTTTGTGGAGCAGGTGGCACAAGTACAGGCGTTGAAAAGGCAACCTTTCACGGCGAAAAGTGCGCCAAAGTGATTGCGTGTGTCAATCACGATGCCAATGCTATTGCGTCACACGCTGCCAACCATCCCGACGCAGTACATTTCACTGAGGATATTCGCACACTGGAACTCTCTCCGCTTGTTGCCCACACAGAACGTATGCGAATACTTCATCCCGATGCGCACCTGGTATTATGGGCTTCTCTTGAATGTACCAACTTCAGCAAAGCAAAAGGAGGAATGCCACGCGATGCTGACAGCCGTACACTCGCAGAACACCTGTTCCGATATATTGAGGCTCTGCGTCCAGACTACATTCAGATTGAGAACGTGGAAGAATTTATGTCATGGGGCGACATGGACGAGAACGGACACCCTATCAGCAAGGACAAAGGAAAGTCGTATGTCCGTTGGGTGAACAACGTCTGCAAATATGGATATTACTTCGACTGGCGCATACTCAATGCAGCGGACTATGGCGCATATACCAGCCGTAAGCGTTTCTTTGGACAGTTTGCCCTGCATGGTCTGCCTATTGCTTTCCCGAAGCCCACACACACTAAATGTCCTACTAAGTATGAGCATAGTCTTTTCCCTGCTGACAACATGAAACCTTGGAAGCCAGTGCGTGAAGTCCTCGACCTAAACGATGAGGGAGAAAGCATCTTCGGGCGAAAGAAACCGCTCGTTGAGAAAACGCTGGAACGTATCTATGCCGGACTAATCAAGTTTGTGGCTGGTGGCAAAGAGGCTTTCATGGTGAAGTATAACAGTGTTAACGGAAAGACTGGCAAGTATGTACCGCCAAGCATCGACGAACCTTGCCCTACTGTTGCTACACAGAACCGCCTTGGCGTGGCAAAAGTGCAGTTCCTCAGCAAGCAATTCGGTGGCGACCCAGCAGGAAAGAACATCAGCGTGGAAGAACCTGCTGGCACAATCACCTGTCGAGACCATCATGCTTTTGTGTCGGCTCACTATGGCAACGGCTTCAACACTTCCGTTGATGCTCCTGCGCCTACGCTTACATGCAAAGACCGCCTCGGACTGGTAACAAGCAACTTTCTTGAAATGCAGTACGGAAACGGCACACCTGCAAGCACTGACGAACCGGCACCAGCCGTAACCACCAATCCAAAGCATAACCTTGTTACAAGCAAGTTCCTTACAGAGTATTATGGTGGTTCGGAACATAACCACAGTCTAAATGTGCCATGCACTACCATAACAACAAAAGTGAGGCACTATCTTGTGAACCCACAATTTGCCAACAAAGGAGGCAGCATCGACAAACCTTGCTTCACACTCATTGCCCGGATGGATAAGATGCCGCCGTATCTTGTCAGCACAAAGGAGGGTCTTGCCATCGAGGTGTACGAGACTGACACACCAGCAACCATACAAATCAAGGAGTTTATGGCTCTGTATGGCATAGCAGACATTCGTATGCGTATGCTGCGCATACCCGAACTAAAACGTATCATGGGCTTTCCCGAAGATTACACACTCATTGGCACACAGGCAGAGCAAAAGAAGTTCATCGGCAATGCCGTCGAGGTGAACATGGCGCGTGTTCTTTGCGAGGCTCTTTGCAAGAAACTTAACCAAAAGAAACAAGCAGTATGAGCAGAAAGAAACTATCAGATATGACACCTATCGAGCGTGTTGACCAGCGCATGAAAGGAATGTCATGGGAAGAAGCAGAAGACGTTGGCGTGGAAATACTTGCACGATGCTTGTCTCTCCATGTGCATGTGCGCAAAGACGGAGAGAAATACATCGACAATCTTCTAAAACGCGTTCTTGAACGCGCTACGGAGTGGACGAAAGAACACTCATTTGAACTTGCAATGGCAAGCGTCGGACTTAAACTAAAACAGGAGGCAAACAATGAAGATACTTGAACTTCCACTTAAAAAGGAGTGGTACAATATGATTGAGAGCGGAGAGAAACGTGAGGAGTACCGCGAGATAACGCCATACTGGATAAAAAGGCTGGTAGATACTCATAGCCTTGGGCGAAAGATGCTCTGTAACATGCCGGACGTTGCCGCAAGACTTATCGGTTCTGGCTGCGTCCATCTGAAGCCATACACTCACGTCCTTTTCCGCTACGGCTACACAAAGCGCACAATGCTCTACAAGATAGATGAAATTATCATCGGGCGTGGTAATCCAAACTGGGGTGCGCCAACTGACAAAGACGTATTCATTATTAAATTTCACTAATATGGCTATCATTATCAGAAACAACAACTGCCGCACTATTATTAAGGGCGGCACCATCACAATCACTGATGGAAAAACCTATGTTGACGGCAAGCCAATCGAGGAACTCAATGCCATCAACACCGACGAGAAAGTAATAAACATCACCATCGAGGGCAATGTTGAACGTCTTGAAATCGACTATTGTCAGACTGTCAAGGTAACTGGCGACTGCAAGCGTATCAAGACCAACAGCGGCGACATCGAGATTGGCGGTGACGTGGCTGGCGACGTACATACCAACATGGGAAGCATCACCTGCGGCAATGTTGAGGGCGACTGTCACACAAACATGGGTAGTATCTACAAAAAGTAATCTGTTATGAAACTCTACATCGCAACACCTATCAACGCTCGGCAAGAGCCGACGATGCGCGAGAAACTTATCTCGGCAAAACATCGTGTCGAAATGCTGAAAGAAATCCTTGCGGATGAAGTTCAGTTCAAAGACTACGAACTGATAAGCACTTTCGACTTTAACAACATGTACGACGCGGACGAAGAAAAGGCAATGTCACGGTGCATCTACCATGTCCTTACTTCCGATGCCATCTACCTTGACCACGGCTGGACTGCCTCAAAGGGATGCAACCTTGAATACCGTGCAGCCAAAATCTACGGCAAACAGATTTTTGAACATGATAAATTCTAATTGGCATGGACAATAACGAAGTTACAACAGCACTTCCAAATGTGAAATGGAAAATCATGGACGCTGACCGGGCAAAGGAACATCGTCTTGAACTGATAAAGATTGATGATGATAACGTCCTACTATCTATCAACCTCAGATACATTCCCATTGGAATGACAATCACAGATTTCATAGAGAACATCATTCAAACTGGTATAGTAATCATCGACAAAAAAGAATAACATTATGGCACAAGAAAACATTCCCAACGTAACCTTTGACGAGCTGGTCGTTGAAGTAGAGAAGTCCTTAAAGGACATGCACAAAGAACTGCGCCGTCAGCGCAACAAGTATGGCGCACAGTACAATTACAAGAACAACTATGAGCAGCTTAACAGACGCTTCGGAGAAGACCCTCGCAAACTGATTGACGAGTACAATCTTATCCTTGATAAGAAGTCAAACCAGCCTGTTGCAGTCCGCGAACCCATCAAAGCGATAGTTGCCACAGCCATTAACCGCCTCATCGCTGCCAAGATGAAAGAAGCAGAAGCGAATGACAAACCCAAAACTTAACAGCGGTTATCGTCAGAACTGCGCTACCTTTGCAAGCGTACCCATAAGCAAGTGATGTCATGATTAAAGAACTACAATACAAAGGATATGCCACTGAACCGTCAGACTATGAATGTCCCGACGGTCAGTTGGCTACGTCCTTAAACCTCATCAATGAGGACAATCAACTCAAACCAGTATTCCAACCCTCTGAATTGGCTGAGCTGCCAAGCGGCTATAAGGTGGTGTATATTCATGACACCAACACGTTCACACATTACATCCTACTCAATACAAGCACGAACACGTTGTATTGGATTGATGAAGATTTCATTACGAACGCTAACGTAAAGCCTGTGTCAAGTCAGACGATTGCAACAGAACTGGCTCAGACAAACCCAAGCCGTCAACTGTACTCGTTTAGTTCAACACAAATCTATAATGTTAACGGCATTGGTAACACGCTGATTGTTCTTACTGCTAATGGTATGCACTACCTGCTGTGGAAAGGTGACAATGACGGCTATCTGTATCTTGGTACACATCTACCCGAATTGCCTATCTCGTTTGGGTTGCAAGGCGAGGTGGTGCGCACTGACGTATTCAGTATTTCTTTTAATGGCATCGGCGAGGGCAGTCTTTGGAATGAGTTTTCCGATGAAAACAAATCACGCATAACAAGTCAAGTGCTGGCAAAGGTAAACAAGTTCATTGCTGACCAATCAACCAACGCTGGTAAATTCATCTTTCCTTTCCTTGTACGGTATGCTTACAGGTTGTATGATGGTTCTCTTACTATGCACTCTGCGCCTATTCTCATGGTATGTTCTTCCGACCTCGCTCCACAGGTCTTTTGGGAGTATGTAACAGGACATGGCGAATATACCTATGCGCAGTTGCGTGTTGTTGGTGTAAGGCATACTCTTGACTATGCTGTTGTACTGGCTTCCCGTATTGATATGCTGAGACAGTGGAAAGATATTGTGCGCTCAGTTGACATCTTTATCTCAAAGCCTATCTACACATACGACCAAAACGGACAATGCACAAGGTTCGCACAATCAAGCGAAATTAACTCTTTCTGTATCTGTAAGCACATCAATCAAGCTGCTGATACAAACACATACCCTTTGCGATACCAGTACAATACATTTAACAAGTTGTATGCGTTCACTTACGACCCGACAACTTTCACATACCCCTCTGGACGCTTGATGATACCGCAGCGTAGCACTGACCAGGTGAAAGCAGATATACGTTCATGTTCCCAGTTCTATCTACTCAAAAGCATCAAGTTAGACGAACTGACAACTACGCGCACGGCTGTTTCCGTTGAAGAAGATTATTTGCAATCTCTTGTGAATAGAGAGGTTATGACAGACGACTTTGACAGTCATGATGTATTGATACCACAATACTCTTTTGCATATAACTCACGACTGAACATTGCCAATCTAAAAAAGAAACTTTACGACACGTTCAATGCCGGAGCAATGTTCTGTTATACCGACGGTTATGTTCAGAAATTTCCTAACGCTTCACCAACTAGTATGGACCGTAAATCCTTATGGGGTGTCTATTTCTTCATAAAGCAGGACGGACGCGACATCATTGTGCAGGGAGAGGTTTTTGCTATGAGTGTGGAAGCGCGTCTATTATTTTTCTATTATCCAAACGTCAATGCTTATAAGGCCGTTTTTTATAGATATGATGCCTACGAGGTTGATGCCTACGAGGTTCCACTGGAGGCACACGGTTTCCTAAATGGAGCATTTTATTTTGGTGGATGGGATAACGCCACAAAAACTACATCATTGCCGTCTGAGTCAAGTGAGGCAATACGCACTATAGATGTTCCAAACAAAATCTACACCTCCGAAGTCAATAACCCATTCCACTTCCCTGTTTTGGGCATCAACACCGTAGGTACTGGCACCATCCTCGGCATATCTGCTGCGGCAAAAGCAATGTCGCAAGGTCAGTTCGGACAGTTCCCACTATACGCTTTCACCACTGAGGGCGTTTGGGCGTTGGAGGTGTCTTCCACTGGCTCCTACTCCGCACGTCAGCCTATCACGCGAGACGTGTGTATCAATACTGGCAGCATTACGCAGATAGATAGTTCAGTTCTCTTTGCCACAGATAGGGGCATCATGCTTATCAGTGGTTCGCAGACACAGTGTATCACGGATGGCATATTCAGCGAAGCACCGTTCAACGTGCTTGACCTGCCCGGCATAGACCAACTGCACGCCAAACTCGGACACTCTGCAGATGCTTGTCTGCCCATGCAGCCGTTCCTCGGTTTCCTTGCAGGGTGTCAGATGGTTTACGACTATGTGCATCAACGTATCTTTGTGTATAACCCAACAAATGTGAACGGCTCGCCCAAATACACATACGCCTACGTCTTCTCTCTCAAATCGAAAATGTGGGGCATGGTGTTCACAAACCTTGCATCAACCATCAACGCATATCCCGAAGCACTGGCAATGACACTCGATAACAAACTGGTGTCGTTCAGCGAGACTGACGAGGAAGTATGCAAGGGGCTTTACATCACGCGACCGCTCAAACTGGAGGCTGCCGATGTTCATAAGACGATCTCCGCACTCATTCAGCGCGGACACTTCCAGCGTGGCGATGTCGGCACGGTGCTGTACGGCTCACGCGACCTTTTCTCTTGGCACCTCGTTTGGTCTTCAAAAGACCATTACCTGCGTGGGTTCAGAGGTACACCATACAAGTATTTCCGAATAGCAGGACTGGCGACACTCACCGATGGCAAGTCCATCTTCGGCGCATCAGTCAACTTCGAGCCTCGCCATACAAACCAGTTACGATAACTTTGTGTTTTTCATAGTATTGATTTAGGTTTTAGATTTAGTTTTTTAAGGTAAAAACAAGAAACGCACCCGTCTGTGAAGATAGGTGCGTTTTCCTTGTCGGGATAGTTCCTGCCCGGTTTGGCAGGTGTATTGTTACCAAGGGTGTGTTGCCCTTGTGAATGCTTTTCTGCGCAGGTTCTTGACTTCTTCTATTTCCTTTTTGATAGCCTCAGCCTTGGCACTCCAGTTGGCTGCTGCTTGCGGATTGGTGATGCTCATCCAGTCAGCCAGCACGCAGTACACCATAAACTCATGTATCAGTTTCGATAAGTGGTGCATCGTGGTACGCGACATGGTGTTAGGCACATTCAATTCCACGACATACTCTTCGGGAGCGTGTAGGCAGTTGTCTATTTCCTCCTCGATGGGTTCAGCCTTGGTGTAAGGGAATAGCATTTCTATCACTGCGGTGTGGACTACAGCGAGGATACGGCTCACCCTGTCCACGTTACCCTCCTCGCCAATCTCTACGAGTACATGCTGGGCGTGTTGTTTCTCCTCACCCATCACGTCACCCTCTACATAGGCATAGTTCTTGATGTCGTAAAGCAACTGGTCACGCAGGAACTTAAGACGCACTACGCGCTTGTCCTCTGCATCGGCGGCTGTGCCGTTTGCCGTAATGTTATTGCAGCCTGTTCCACAGTAGTCCATAACGATTGGATAAAATTGGTTATTACTTGATTAACTGTTATGGTGTGTAGGTCGGACGCTCGGGACGGCTACGCTTGTAGAGGGCTTTCTTCGCTCTGTCAAGTGCTGCCTCTGCATCAGCCTTGCAAGCCTCCGCAATCTCCGGGCATGTCTGACGATACCACTCATAGATACTGCGACCCACAACAAACTCATGAATACCACCACCGAGAGCGTCGGCTGCGGCACTGTTGTAGTTGCTGGGAAGCAGGAAATTCAGAATTACCGCCTCGCCGTTCTCCACCTTGCTGTCGATGAGGTTGTCGGTCGCCGTCGTTGTCTCGTTCAGATACTCACCCAACTCCACCTTGGTCTCTGCAATAGCGTTGCTAATGGCGCGGATAAGTTCATACGAGTTCTCCAAGTCTTCGCTCGCCTGCATGTGAGCTGCTGCCTCATAGTTGAGTTTACCCGCTGCTTGCAGACTGCGTGCTGTCACGTGCGTCTTATTCATAATCGCAAACTTCAGTTCCTTGGTCTGAATGGTGACATCAAGATTTTTTTTGTTCTCTGCCATGATGATGAAAAAATTAATGGGGTTATTTACTCTCTTTATTAGTCGTAGGTCGGGCGCGTAGGCTTCTTCTTGAAGAATGCTTTTTCCTTAACATCGTCAAGGATGCTCTTGCCGACGGTGGAGAAATCTCCAGCCTCTTTCTTGTTGGTGAACACATACCACTTGGCGGTGATGCTCTGAACGAAGTAGGAGAACAAGCCCAACTCCATACCAGGCTGCAAGGCTGTGTCGAAAGCCACTGACACATTCAGTACAAGTTGATAGGTGTCGCCGTCTTCTGCCATGCCCTCCGACACAAGCATACGGATAAATGCCTGTGCCACCTCTGCACGGCTCTCATCCCAAAAGCGTTGCAACTCCGACTGGTCTTCATCAACGGTAGTGATACGCTCGTAGGCATTTGCGTCGTCGTCCATCTTTGCGCCGGTGTAACTGGTGGTCTGTGCAACCTCCTTGAACACTGCCGACTTGCTGATTGATAAAATGATGTTCATAGTTAAAAACTGATTATACTGTATGTGATGCCGATGCCGATGTATGGCTCAGCCTGTTTACTCTTAAATCCGTACCCGTAGCCTCCCGTAATACCGATGTGCCATTTATTAGGAGGCTTGTAACTGCGCTCATGAATGACGGTGGTTTTCGGAAACACAAAGATGCTGTCAAGGTTCGGTTCATAGCCACTGACGTAGGCGCGGTAATCCTCATTCTCATAGCGTTTCTGTGTGATGGGGATTGCCACCGCTGCGCTGTCGCTGTCAACTGACGCATACAGCGGCGGTATATTTTCCCCATTATTTTGCGCATAATTTTCAGCCAAAAATGTGTCGGTCTTGTTGGTCGTGCTGCTATCACGACGCTTGACTGGCAGAGTTCTTGTCACATACCTTATCACTGCACTGTCTTTCGGTACAGGCTGGTAATATGGTATGGTGTCAATGTAGGTGCTGGTGTCGCGCTCACTCACATAGTCCGTTGCCTTGCTACGACCGAACACACCATAACCGATGATGCCTCCAAGCACCAGTCCGACAAGCATGAATACCAATGCTGCTTTTACTGCTTCCCTGTTCATAAGCATTCAATATATTTAGTGATACCATCTACGTGCAAGTCCACAAGTTCCGTCATACCTGCCTCACTCAAAAGGTAGTCCACATCGCCCTTGTGGTCTTGAAACATATTCTCTGTCAATACTGCTGGGCAAGCGGTGTTCTTCAGAATATAGATGTCCTTATTTGTCCAACTCCACGTCCAGTATTTCTGTAAGGGTACGCTTCTGTTACCCATAAGTTCACGCTTCATTGCCTCAACGGTGAGCATACGCGCCAACTTCTTGCTGTTCTCGCTGGCGTTCTTGCTGACAAATACGCTCCACCCACAGGCATCATGCCACTTGCCATCGCCGCCTCCTGCATTGTTGTGGATGCTGACAAGCAGACAATTCCGTGCGCCAACAGCCTTGCAGATGTTATTCACACGGCTCACTCGCGTCTGCAACTTCACGTCCCATGCTTCGGGGGTTATCAGTTCGGCATCATAACCTTTCTTTTTCAATGCTGCAACAAGACGCTTTGCACAGTCACGAGCCCAAGCGTATTCACGCAGACGCTTGTCGGGGCTGCACTTGCCAGCGGTGTTGCTGCCATGTCCGTTGTCAATCAGTATTTTCATTGCCCTGCTGCTTTTTATAATTATCAAACTCGGCAAGCAACAGACGTGCAGCTTCTACCTGTTCGTCCGTCACTCGTCCGTCATTCTTTAACTCGTCAAGTTTCACATCAAAGTGTCGCTCTGTCTTGTCAACCATTATATTTTGCAGTGTCTTCCAAAAGCGGCTCTCGCTTTCATCCCGACATGAACTTTCGTTTTCGAGAATAGACCAAGCCTGTTCAAAACAGATAACACCAGTAATGAAGAATGAAAGTGGTATTGAAACATGGATGAATACCCAGTGTTCTACTAAAAAGGCAAGCACAATAAGCCACAATCGTTTGGGAATGGTCGATTTCACCACCTTGCCAAAAGCAAAGCTGGTAAACTTTGCCGCTTCGCGCTTTGTCTTGCCCGGGTACTTCACATGCACACGTTTGTCAAGACTATATGCTGTCCAAGCATCATACACAATAAAAATGATTGCCACAATGATGAGTGGGAATGTAGGCTTGAACTCACCGATTATCCAACCGATGCCGCCGCCGCCGATAACAGATAAAATTACTTTGTAGTTCATTGCTAAAAGTTTTTTGATGCAAATGTAACCACTTTGAAGCCGTGTCAACTGTTATCTTTTGAGTTGGTCGCCTATACACAAAGAAAGAGCCACAGGCTTATGGCTACCTGCGGCTCTCAAAAACCATTTATGTGTCGTATCAACTATGGTGTAGTGTTGGTGTAGTTGAAATAAAACCTGCCGAACACACGCGTACTTATATAATATATAAGGGCTATCAGTGTGAACCATGTAAGTGCATAGGGGTTTCGGCTCTGACGGCTCGACACTTTCTGCATGTTGATGAACAGATTTGTGTCGGCTTCTTTGCGCTGCCTCTCATCACCTCCATTTTCGTAGTCGTTATCATGCAACGTACATGCTGCATAATACTTCGTGGCGTATGGAGGTTTGATATATTTCAGCAGACCCTTGGCACAACCGCAACCGTTACTCATAGTTCGACAAGTCTAAATTTTCCTTTTCCTGCCAGCCCTCATTAAGGCACTGGTTGATATAGGCGACTGCAGACGTGTAGAAGTCCGTGAAGTCCTCCATGTTTTCAAAGGTATGGTACACAGCATTGCCCTCTGCGTCTTCACCAAGTTTGAACTTAATAGGCAACATGGCACCACCCATCTGCATATTGAGGTCGAACGCTGCCTTGAAGTTGTTTTGGTTCTCGCTGCTCAGATATACATGGATGCCTTTCCATACAAAGCCGTTCAGTATCTTCTCGTCTGTGTTGGCATTGATGGTGTCTATGATAAGTTGTTTTACCTCGCTGACGGTGGGTTTGTAGTCCAGCGTCTGACGGAAGTTATATCCTGTGTCTCCGTCCATGCCGAAGCCATAGAATACTTCCCAGCGTTTACGACCTATCTGCTGTATGCCGTCTCTGCGTTCTGATGCTCCATAAATCTTTTCCATGCCGCAAAGATACGACATAAGACGGCAAATAAGATGTTATCTTTTGTGTATCATGAGAACTTATACTTTACCTTGCCTCCGTCAAACACTTCACTGACAATCGTGGTTTCAAATGGGAAACCGTCTTCGATGTCGCTGATTTGGTCGAGGATATTCTTCATTTCCTCAGATGCTGTAAAGAACTTGCCCCAGTCGCCTGTCTGCTTGTCACGGAAACTTACCACATAGCGGTCTTCACCCTGCGATGTGTTGATGCCAGTCTCGTAGTCATGCACTTCAATGGTCTTGTTCACAATTGCGCCCAAGCGCATTGTCTTTCCCGGAAAGCGTTTCTTTCCGTCCGAGGGTGTGTAACTCACACCCATTTCACTAAACTTTTTCATTTTCTGATTTGTCAATTTATAAAACAAGTGTTTACAATCAGCATGGCAAGCCATGCCTTTGAATGAGCCAATAATCTCTTGCCGACGTTTCCGCGACTTCACCTTTGCCAATTTCCTTGCTGCTTTCTGCTTGATACGCTTGCGCAATAATGAATGGGTGCCATAATGCACATATCCAAGAAAGTCCAGCCCATCGTCCAGCGGTCGCACCGCCTCCGATTGTTTAACCTCCAAACCGAGACGTGCAACTGCTGCTATATGAATGTTGCGCAACTCCCACAATTCTTTTTTCGTGCTGGCAAGCATCACGGTATCATCGCAATACCTGTAATACAAGTAATGTGTCTCGCCGTCCTTTTCATAGTGTTTAACGTATTTCAGCATTTCGTGGTCAACCTCATTCAGATAGAGGTTGGCGAAACACTGCGAGGAGCGAAGCCCCTTTGACAATCCTTGTGGCATGAGAGTAATGAAGCTGTCAAGGATGGGTAGCAGTATCGGGTCTGAAACATACTTCCTTATTATCTGCATCATCCGCAGTTGGTCGATGCTGTCATAATAATGGTGTATGTCGTTCTGATAGTAGTATTGTGATTGTTCGGGAGCATTGGTAAGGTCTTCCTCTACGACGTGGTGCAGCCAGTGCATACCGCGTCCCTTGATGCTTGCTGCCGTGTTCTTGATGAGCGTAGGGTATGTGTATTTCTCTATCACTACCATGATGGCATGGATGCCAACACGCTTCACTACCGTTGGGGCTTGCACATCGCGCTCTTTGTAGCCCTCAGTTACATGCAGGTCGCGAACATCGCTACGCACAATACGAAAAGAACCTGCACTGATTTCTCTGCGTAGGCTCTCTATTATCGTCAGACGTTTAGGTCTGTACATTTCCCGTTGTCTTGGATGTTCAAGGTGACTGATAACGTAGTCGAAACTTTCACCCATGTTCTCCTCGCTGACAATTTCGGGAATTAGATTGTCGAGAGGAAATCTAATGTCATAGTCCATGCCTTCAGGACACTTAGTTATGTTTCGGCTTTCTACATCATGTAGGGTTGCCGAGGCTCAAACCCTTCGCCCTTGCGGTCAGTGTACACGACACTGGTGTATAGGAACGATATTAAACAGTCTGCCTCCGAAAGACAGATGTATCTTGCTGGTAAGCCGCGAGCCGTTGTTGGTATTCGAGTTCGAAGCATCGTTATTCGCGTTGCAGTTCACGAAGCCGTAGTTCGAGTTCGTGTTGTTGCCGGAGCGAAGAACACAACGCCCACGAGGGTTATCCACCTGCTTAAAAAGCAAGTGCAAAGGTACGAATATTTGTCATACTTACGCACTTTGCACCACACTATTAGCATTTTTTCAAAAAAAATCGAGCCGCTTACGCGGCTTTAGCGGAGAGTGAGCAGCCTTTACAGGCTCTCACTCTGTCGCTTTGCCGCTCTGCGCTATTTCTACTCAACGAACTCGATTGCGCCTCTGAAGGCAAGCCGCGAGCCGCAGTAGGTAAACGAGAACGAAGCATCGAAATTCGCGACGCAGCACACGAAGCCGTAGTACGAGCTCGAGTAGTGGCCGGAGCGAAGAACACAACGCCCACCCGATGCAGTGTACCATTGAGCATCACAATAGTATGTGTTCATGCTGACATTTGTCACGCACTTGCTTGGTATCACATCACAGAAACGTCCGTGTTTCATTCTGGCAATTTCTTGGCTGTCGCCGCTGTTGGTGATACCCTGCACGGTGCGCTCGCTGCCGTCGGGCATCTTGATATGCCAAACTGCATCGACAGGACTGCCAGTAGGCGCAACGCTCCTGTTCTTGTAGAAAGCATCGTAACTCGGAATGTTCAGAGCCACGTTGTCCATCCACTCTGACACATTGCCCCACCAGTCTTCAAGTCCCATCGTGCGAGGTCTGCCGCTCGCGGTCTCTCTGAATGGTGATGGCTCGCTGGTGTTGTCGGTGCCACCTGTGTTCGTACCTGCGCCAACGCCTGTACCGTTCACACCCTGCGAGTTTCTGCGTCCGTGGATAGCCATCCATAACTGTGCCATGTCCTTGTGCATTTCGTAGTCCACAACTTGGTAGCCGGCACCACGACACTTCGCAAGGTTTTGGAAGTCTTTGCAGGTAAAGTTCATGCTCGTTCCTGCCTGTGGCAGTCCTACCGTCAAGTCGCCGTTGGCATCGTACTTCCAGTAACTGGAGGTGGTCGATGTGCCTGTGCCTTGCTTCGGAGCAGCACCGCTGATGGAACGAAGACGCATGAGGTTGTCAACACTTGCCTTGTAACAGCCTATCAACGTAAAGTCATGCTCTACCCAGTCGGGTTCAATGGCTTCTATCGCGTCGCTGTCAACGGCAATACACTCCAAATCGTCGTAGCCGTTAGGGGTCGTGAAGACAAATGTAACTGCATTGGCTGGTACTGAAACAAATACGTACTCACCCTGCACAAAGTCGCTTAGCGAATGTGTGATGTAGGTAATGACTGAACTCAGCACCTTGCCGTCCTTATCAAGGAACAGACCGCCTATCAGATTACTGTTGATACCAGGCCAGCGCACCTGCTTCATGTTCTCCACATTCATGCTGTACACATTGTTGGCACTACTGTCCGTCAAATTGTCTGCATTGAACACGTCGCCGACGTTGAAACCACTCACATACACACTCGACAAACCTTTCAGAAGCAAGTCGCCAAGTGCATGACGGTTGATGTTGCGAGCCGTTGAACGTGGCTCATTCACCTCCGTCGAGAAAGCAGTGTACTTCTTGTTGTTCACATAGTCATTGATACCCTTGTACCAATAATGAGGAACACCCAAGAAAAGGTCGTAACCTGCTCCGTTCGTGTCGGTGATGTCGCAGTCAAGACCGTTGGCAAGTCTGCGCATGTTGTCATCGCTAACCTGCTCCAACTGCATCTTGCTCGTCCGCTCGTTGTAAGTACCTTTATAGACGTGCATCTGACTTTGCAACTTGGTAATGTGTCCGCTTGGCTCATAGCCGTCACCCTCACCATCAGTAGTATTGTTGTCGAGGTTTCGGATATTGCCGTCAAACTCCATTGCATCATCAAACTCTATCAACGTATATTGCGCATTGTATAGCGTGAGGTTCGGGAAGTATGCTACAAGATTGGCAAAGATGGCATCCTCAACGAGGTTGCTCATAATCCAACTGCCGTTCATGCCGTCGCAAACATTTGTCTGCTCACTTCCTATTCCGCGAGTGCCAAGGCTCTGCATGGCTTCAAGGGTTCTGCTGTTGCCTGTCATATCGTAACTGTCTATCTGCACTTCTGCAAGACGTGCGCCAGCATTGATAACATCGGCAAGCAACTGTTGCGCGTCTATGCTCGGACAACCACTTAACTGTATGCGAGTGACGTTCGCCAATCCGTCAAATGATACACCGCCATTGGGATAGCCAAGACTGGGCAGGTTCACGAATGACAGTTCCGTCATGCTTGATGGCAAAGTCAGCGTCTGCAAGGGTGACGATTGCGCAGGGCTGAAAGAGCGCAACAGACTACCGTGGGCTTTCACTGTCTTCAGACGTGGGCAACCTGTGGCGTTCAATGTCAGTATCTTGGTGTTCCTAATGTCTATCTCCTCCAAGAATGGCATTTGACCAAGGCTCAACGCTGACAGAATATCGTCTGTGTACGATGGCGTATAACTCTCTCCACCGATGATGAGTTTCCGCAATAACGTACAGTCGGCTATAACCCAGTTGCTGTTTTTCGGTGTACAGCCGCTTAAATCAAGTTCGCTCAGTTTATCAGCACCGAAGATATAGATAAGTTTACCACCGACACCTGCAGCAGCCTCAGTAAAGGTGTGGCTCTCACCTGCGCGCAGATAACATGAGTATTTCGCGCTGCTGGTGCTGTCAACGCCCATGCCAAAGTAACCGTCCTGTGCTGCCGTAATCTTCACGGTGATGGCTCCCATCACACGCGCTTGGAAGAAATGCTTGAACAGGTCGCCTGTCTGATAGTAGCCGTCGCGGTAGGCGAAACGCTTGCGTTGGAATGCTGGCAGACTTTCAAGACGCAAACCGTGCAGTGCCGGATAGTGGTTGTCTGCTGCCGTCGCGGTCTCAATATACTTGCGCTGACCGTCGAAGCTGCTCACTACCTTTGGCCACTTCAAGATGCGGTTTGTCATCCAGTAACGGTAGCTGCCTGCTGCACTGAATATCTCCAGTCCTGCGCCTGTCTTGGCAGAACGCATGGCGGCGGCGGTATCATGCAAGGTCAGCTGTGTGCCGTTATCATCAATCCAAACGCCCTCGCCTCTTTCAAACAGGGCAAACGACTGGCGGAACATCACACCGTCCCAACCTTGGTACAGGTGGCTGTTCGCTCCGTCCATATCCCAAGGGATAGTCAGATAACAGTCGTTGTCGCCCTCGTCAACACTATCACCATCATACCAGTGGTTGAAGTAGTAGCGCATGTTGCCGTCAGTCTCTTTATAGACTGCTATCATCATGTTCTTGGCTCGCTGGTCAACGGTAGCCTTATAATCCGATGCCACAATATAGTGGTTCGTGCTGTAAGGGTTGAAATAGTGGTGCATCTCATGCTGCCACTTCAACAGACGGTTGGCCTTGGTTCCTGCTACGGTATTGCCGTCAAGGGTGATGGTGAGCGATGCACCGTCGCCGTTGAAAATCTTTTCGCTGCCGTCGGGGTTCAGTGCGGCGTTCTCTTCGTGGTCGTCTGTGAGGTTCTGATTACACTGCTGACAGAACAACAGTTCACGGAACAACTGATAAGGTACCTTTCTACCCTGTGCGTACAGGTCGTTCAAATCATCATCGTCGGGGTAACGGCTCTCGTAGTATGTTGACCAGATAGGCACGTCGCCATCATCGGTGTGCAGCGTTTCAAGCATATCATCGACGCTGTTCACACCCTGCTGCCAACAGAACTCTTGATACTGGCGATACTCGTAACACTCAACAGGGTTAAGCACTCTGCCTACAATCACCCACTTGCCAGTGCTGCTATCGTAGGTCATGCTGCCTGTGGTGTCGCGCCATACGCCACCAGTGTACTTGTAGTACTTGCCGTCGGTGCTGCGATAGACAGTTGCCCAGTCGTAATCGCTGACATCATCTGCAGCAATCTCTGCGCCTGTTTTGTCAACCTCAAGGAACTCGGCTACGGCATCGGTCTCTGTCATGGCTCCTGTGCCGTCGTTCTCTATGAAGCGCGTCTCGGGGCCACAGAACTCACTAATCATATAGAGCATTCCGGGGATAAGCGATGCTGAACCAGCAAGCACCGTTGCCTTGTAAGCGTCAATGTTGGTGCCTCGCGGTGTAACAATCTCCTTGAAATCGCCATAGTTCACACAGCCCTTGTTGTAGCCAGGCACATCTTCGAAGCCGAAGAAATGGGGGTTGCCCTTGTCGGCATTGAAGTTAGCCTTGCTGTGGAAGTAGGCGTTTTCGGGAAGCGTAGCGGCCTCGGAACCTTTCTCATGTCCGATGCGGTAGTCCGTGCGGAACAATGCACAGGTAACACCATCAATGGAGGTGTGCAGCTCCTCGCTGCTGTCAGTGTTGAATATCTGTGCAGGGGTCATGTAGTTTCTACCCAAGGCAATCTGAACATCATTCATCTGCTCCATCAGTGCACAGTTATTCGCACCGGCACTGTCCGAATAGTCCACCTTGATAGTGATGGTGCTGATAGGGGTGCTGCCGTCCTTGATGCGTATCTTCTTCTTTGCAGCGAGTTCCACTGCCTCGTCGTACTTGGCAAGAATGGTTTCGTCGCCATTATACATCTTGCTGACCTCTTCGCGCGTATGCAGCATGACAATGCGCTTGGCTTTCTTTGCCTTGCCTTTCTTGTTCTTGATTGCGTAGGCAAGTGTAGATGTACCTTGGTTCGTGACGGGGATAGCCTCAATCATACAGTCTGCCCAAGGACGGTCGGGGAAGTACAGATACCAGTCCATAAGCACCTGTGTCTTCTTGTCCTTGATATTCTCGATATAGTCGGGATAGTATATCTCGCTATCCGTCACGGCTGCACCGTCCTTGCTCAGATTGGCATCAGAAGTGCGGGTCTCAACACAAACCATCACACCACGGTCGATCAACTTCTGCATATCGGGGCGAGGTTTCGTCACACCCTCTGCCGTAACGTCTGCCATCACTTGGTTCTGCTCATACTCGGTAAGCATAGCCTGCGTGTCGGTAAGGTTCACAATGTAGTTGTTGAATGCCTGTATGAAATCGTAGTAGGTATTCCACCTTACAATCTCATACAGATACAGGTCTGCATCCGTACCGTCGAAGTGGATGGTGTCGTTGAAAATCGGGAATGCGCTGCTGGTGTCTATTGGCACACAAGCAGCCATATCACCGTTTTGGAACACTTTACACAACATCACACCACTGTATGGAGCGCGTGCTTGCGGCTCTATCACGATGTCAAATCGGTACACCACATCGTCAAGATATGAGGTCGCGGCTGTTGTATGTACGTTGGCGAGTGCCTCATCGCTATCACCGTTTGTAGTGACGATGAACTTCTCACCAGTAAGCACGAAGCCGAGACGCTCACCAAGACACTTGATGATATGAGCGTTTCGCTTAGCGATGTTCTTCACCTTGAACGTCATTGAAAGAGCAAGTCCATTGGTAGGGATAGAGGTGCTGGCAAAAGGCTGGTCGGTACACTCAGCCTTGACGTTCTCTGCCACACGTAGCGACATACGGCCACCGCTCTGCTCGGTACCGAACGTGTCAAGCACAAAGCCGTTGGTGGAGTAGTTCGAGCCGGTAACAACAATCTCTTTCTCCGTTCCGTCGGTGGCTTGGGTCTTGATGGTCTTGTCGGTGTCGGTGTTGCTCCTACCTGCGAGGCTTATCTTATACAAGGCCCCCTCGGTCTCGGCAATATCCAGCAGCGAACCGTTGACAAGCACCTCGCGCGTCTCTGCCAAAGAAGCAACGCCGCAGGTGGCATCGAAAGTAAGAGTGTCGCCCTGACTGTAACCAACGACGCGCTTTTCTATCGTATAGTACCTGTTGCGGTACATAGAACTCTCACTAAGGGTCTCTGTCGTGTCTGTGGTCTCGTTGGTCATGGTAACCTCTACGACGCATGGGTTCTTGCTACGTTGGTAGCAGGCAAGGTCTATCTTCAGCGTCTCAAAGAGTTTCACTTCGCCGTCGCTGTCGTCGCTCCATCGTGCCACAACAATAGGCTTGTCGTAGTCGGCAACTTCCTCACGCTGCTCTATCACCATCACTGCGGTATGCAGCACGTTACCTCGCGTGCCGCTGGCTACGTCGGTACCCTGTATGCGGATGGGGTATGCACCATGTCCTAACCCTGTCGGGTCGATGCTCACATTGTGGGGATAGGTGTCGTTGACAACAACGTCCTGCAGTGTTTCCCAGTCGCCGTTCTTGTATATCTCCACAACGGTTCTGATACCTCTGTCACTGGCATTGTTCGGGAAGCGATACATCGGGATAGATGTTTTCTGTCCTCCCACCTGTAACGAGGTCTCACGTGTATAGTTGAGGGTCTGCACACTCTCGCACGTTACATCAACGGCAATAATGCTGATGTTCTTTGTGGCGGTGTTGCCTCCATCGTCAGTGATAACAGCTTGCAGGGGCAATTCTCCTGCGTTCTGACACAGGCTACTCAAATCGAACTCAAAGGAGTAATCGGTAAGTGTGGCACTCGATGCCTTTCTCGGATTGAAGAAAGCAACGGTATTCTTCGTGGTGCGGTTCACGAAGTTTACACTCATGATGCTGTTCGATGTCTCTTGACTGCCTGCCTTGGTAACAGACATGATGGCAGCTTTCACGAGGAACGAGCCACCTGCCTTGCCGTAGAAAGGATTATCCTTGAACGCTACGGCAATGGTAGTACCTGTGCCACCACCGCTGCCGGTGCCGACATTAAACTGTATCTCGTCGCCTACATCGTCGCCCTCGGCATTAACAAGTTTCAGCTTCACTACACCCTCGGTCTCGGTGTCAACGTCCAGTCCAGCAGGGATATGGGTGTATGCACCACCAGTAGAGAGTGCATCTTTACCGTCTTTCTCCGGCTCGTCGCTGGTCTCTACCTCGCTCCCCCCTCCGAAGTCTTTCCACAAACCTATCTCACCGAAGCCTGTCACCTCGCCTTGGAACTGTTTTGTTTCCATCACATTCTCGGCGGTGCGGTAACTGATGATAAGTCCTTTCTTGGCATAGCTCACACCTGTCTCACGCTGATATTCTATCAGTCGCGTAACGGCTGTTGCCAGCGTGTAGAATTCACCTGCCACTGGTGCGCCTATCATATCGTCGATGATGATGTAGGTCTCGCTGCCTGCGGCAAGACTTCCAAAGTCTTTCCAATTCTCGGAGTTATACCAGTTGACTTCGTTCACGGTCTTACCAATGAACTGATAGGTTTTCCATATTCCCGAACCTACCTCAAAGCTGATGATAAGTCCGCTGGTCGCTTTCTTAGCGTTCCATGCTGCATGAACGGCTGATATGCCTGTGTTCTCGGTGTCGCACAGTACATAGTAACCACTGATGGGAACTTGGTTGGTAACATTGAAGATACCGCTGGAGTTGGAGCCACCAATCTGCTTCAAGTCTGCATCGTCGGCATCGTACATATAGATGTCGCTGCCAAGGATATATTGCTTCTCGGTATATGGAGTAGTGGTGTTTGGCTGCATCCACTTGTCTTGCGTATTCCATGCATTGTAGTATTTACCATCGCGCTTCACGACGAACTGCCCAAGGCTCTCTGAAAAGTAAACTTCGGACGGAAGTACATTCGTAATTCCTGTCTGCTGTATGGTGATTGCGCCTGTCACGATGCCACCAATCTTAATAGCGTGATGAGCCTTGTTATCGGCTTCAAGAGCCTCATCGCCATCCACCACTATACGATTAAGTTCTGTGATGCGGTCGTCCAATCCATCAAGGTTGTCGTAGATTTCCGAGCCAAACAGCTCCTGCACCCATTCGGGAACATCACTACCTTGGTAATGGCCATCGAATAAAAATGGGTCATTTGCACCGTCGGTGGAATAACACACACATTCAACGACACGTGTTCCAAATCGGCTTGCCATCGTTTCGTCACCTCGATGCAAACAGAACACTATCCATGTAGTATCACCATTCGACAATGTGCAAAGACGGCACTCTACAGGATTGCCGTTATATACATACGCACCAGCCTTTGGCAACACGGAGTTTTCTTCCATGTAGTTGGAAAGTTCTACGATGTACGCTTTCTTCTGCTCGTCTGTTGAGAGTGATTGTAAGGCCGCGGCGGCAGTTGACATTTGCTGTGCAAGTGCCGTGATGTTGGTCTCGTTCGTGTCTGCCTTGCTCTTGGCTGCATTGGCGGTATTCTGTACGTTGTTCAGTTGGTTGCCAAGCGTCGTAAGCTGCTGCGTGTGACTGGTGATGTTGGTCTCGGCGGTCTGTACCCTTGCCGCTACCTCGTCAATATCCTCCTGCAACTGCGCAACGCCCTCGGTGTACTGGCTCATGTCAACAGTGACTTCTATTGTGCCACCTGTGGCAACCCAGTCACCACCATTGCCGATGTAGGCAGTGAAAGGTGTTGAGGCACCGACACCTGCCATCCAGCCGTCATGAGGATTGGGATATGCCTCGCGCAAGGCTTGAACAGTAAGGAACACGCCCTTGTTAGCACCCTTGATGTTAGGTGCTTCAAGCCACCCATCTACTTTGAGATTGTGGCCGATGTGAGCACTTCCGGCTATCTCCGCTTTGCCTCCAAGCGAGACATTGCGACCGACGGAAACGTCACCATCTATCTGTGTTGTTTTGATTGAACTCATATCTGTTTTACTTTAAGAATGTTTGCGCCAACTCGGAGACAGAGTTTCCTTTCTCCGTCTCTCCGCAGGTCAATAGTGTCAATCCTGCCGCTGTATAAACCACGGCATTGTAGCAACGCTCGCAAATATCCACACCATTGTCTTCGTCTATCTTCGGATAGGGAATGTACATGGCACGGCTCACCTGCGCATTCTTGCTCTTGCACGAATAGAACTCCAGCACTCTGCCCTCGGGACGTATCGCTATGGCACAAACAGGACGCTGTGCCGTTCCACGAATACCCTTGAACCTGCTACGCTGCTTCTCATATTCGGGGTCGTCGGTGCTGATGGCTTGATACACTGCTTGCTCCCAGTCGTCCATTTCAAAAACGACAAGGCGCAAGAAGTCCTGTGGCAAAATCACCCAGCCGCTTTCCAACTCTCGCCAATATACAGCATCACCGAAGTTGTGACCTCCCTCCAACAGATAGTTGGGGGCATCACGGTGTACACGCAATATGGCTTCCAGTATCTTCGACTTAATGATTTCGTCAAGTGAGAGGGTATCAATATCGCCACTCTCCACAAGTGCATCGCTTGTCATGTTTTGGTCGATGCAGATGCGAACGTCCTGCATTATCTTGTCGATTTGATATATCATGACACGATGGGTTAAGCGGTGAATACAAATTCTACTCCACACTCCTTGCAAGCTGCATCAAATGCGCCCTGCGTGCGGAGCTTGGTTGCAGTATAGCCCTTGTCGGCAAAATGCTCTTTGAGGTACTCAATAGCTTCGCTCTTGTCGGCTACGCGGATTGCACCATCTTCGGCATCGTCCTGTGCTGGCTCGCCTGTCTCTTCTTCCTGTGCGTTCTCATCGGGGGTGTTGTCCTCCGCTGGTGCTGGTTCCTGTGATGGCGCAGGAGCAACTGGAGTGATTGTTTCCTCTTTTACAGGCTGGTTTGCTGCTGGTGCTGGCTTTGGGATTGCCATACGCCTGTGTTCACCTGCTATTTCCTGCGACATAACCAAGATGATAAACCCATTCTTGAACTCCTTGGAGTTCTCAATGACGAATTGAACGATGGGGTCTTTGGTCATGAAGTATGCTGGCTGCGCACCACTCGGTGATGCTGTGCCACCAGTGAACGAGACAGACACTTCCAAACTACCTGCCTTTACTTTCCCGTGCCATTCCGTAAGGTCGGGAACTCCGTATGTCTTTACTTTCATAATGAAGAATTTTAGTTGGTTTTACAAATGTTTAGGGTTCACCTTGCGGCTCTGTGTCACCTCCTTGTTCGGTGTCACCTCCTTGTTCGGTGTTATCGCCTTGCTCAGTATTGTCTCCCTGCTGCTCGGTGTTACTATCAGTGCTATTCTCACTTGCCTGTGTCGTTGGCTCTGACAACAGGACAACGCACATCTGACGATTGTCACGTGTGGAATAACCACTAACCGATGCCACTACATATCCGTCAGCGATACATCCTGCCAACGGCTGGCGTTGGAGAATATCAGTGCCAATATCTCCCTCGCAAATGAATACTTTCTGTGCCATATTCTTTTATCTTTGAAATGTTAAACAAAAAAAACAGGGACGGACGGCATAGAGTTGTCGCGTCCGTCCCTGCGGCTTGCTTTACATATCCTATTACTCAGCAGAAATAGGACCGTAGAACTTCGTCCAGCCTCCAGCGTTGCTGTTAGCAGTGGCAGAATACTTATAGGCATCGCCAGCGTCAACAGTAACCGTCTGAACAGTGTTACCACCTGATGTTACAGTCAACGTCATTGCGTTGGCAAACACGTAGATGATACCGTCTTCAAGGTCGTTGCTGGTAGGTGCAGTGGTGCTGCCCCACAGACGGAACTCGTCTGCATTTGGTGCGGTGTCGTCGTCGTCGTCGTCACCATCAACCCAAATGTGGCAGTTGCCTTTCAGTCCGAGGGCATCGCTCACGAGTACACCGTTGCGTGTTGCCTCCTCGCCGAGTACCTCCTCGGTGTAACTTGACTCACCACGACGAACATAGTGAACAAGGCGGTCTTCACCGATGATGATACCACTGTTCTGATAACCGCAATCATTCAGAGTTTCCTCCAGTTTGATTTGGATTTCACCGAAGATACAGGTGAACTTGGTTACCTTCCAGCCAAGTGTCTCATTGGTGTAAGGTTCCATCTTGACTTCGGGGTGCTTCGTCCAGTCGATGAGCTGGAGAGACATACCGAGGTTCTCGCCAACGAGCCAAATACCGCTCTTAGGCTTATCAGCTCCACCGTAGTACAGCTTGATAAGTGCCATAACGTCCTCAAACGTCCATGCGCCACGGTGCTTAACCTCACGCTTCACCTGCCAACGTACACCATTGGTAGTGTAGTCCCACTGGTCGTCACCCATGCTGGAGCGAACAAGCATCTTGTTCTGCTGCGAAATGAGCAACGTGCGGTTACCTGCTGCCTTGAACTCACGCAACTGTGCCTCTGCCTTGACAGCCTCATCGTAAGGAATTTCCATGTTCTGGTCGGCAAGGTACTTGGAAACGATGCTGGTCATGCCGCGCTTCTGCAAGTACAGGTCGTCGGGAACAGGGATGATAGTATTTGGGTCAACCCATTTCTGAGTTTCATAGAGAGAGTTAGCCATGCGAACCAACTTTGTACCTGCAACAATCACGTTGGTGTTGTTGGCTGCTGGGCTGCTACTGGTAGGCAGACTGCCGTACTGGTCTGTGGCAGCTTGCTTAACACCGTTGGTTGCAACACATGTGATGGTATCGTCGCTGTTCACGCTCTTTACAAAGAGCTGCAACGGACGACGGGTAATCACATTGCCTGTGCCTGTCACATAGTTGTAGCCTTTCACGCCTTTCACCATGAGGGTATCATAAGCGCGTACCTTGCCCTTGTCGGCATTGACGAGGGTGATAATGTTTCCGTTGACACTTGCAACAGTGACAATAGGAGTACCTTGGTCAATGGCATAGTGCTTAACTTCCATAGACTTCACGTTCACGCGCTTTGCCATCAGCATCAACTGCATCAGTGCGTTTTGGTCACGCTCGAACATGAAAATACGTTTGTCAACTTCGGGCATGACAAGTTCGCCCATGCCGCCGGAGGCATTCTGAACGCCGGAGACGGTGGTAGGTGCGCCACCTATCTGCGTCTGAAGACCAGCCGAGCCGGTTCCCATTGTTGGGGTCACATCAGTAGGAGTGCTGGCACTACCGCTGTTCTGTGTCTGAGTGGTGGTTACTTCTTCCATTTTTCTGAAATTTTAGATTGTGAATAATAATGTTTTAACCAATATCTTTCTTGACAAGACTTGCATTTCCTGTGGCTTTCCCTGCTTCCATGAGCGTGCTGACTGTCGTACAACACCCTCCAAGATGCGACCGTAACCCTGCCGTTCCTTTGGATGGAGAAACAGGTTTGGGTTCGGGAAATTCTACACGCATACTCATATCATATTATTTTGCTGCATCTGCGTAGTCGAAAATGTTCATCGGTTTCTTTCCTTGACGAGTAGGCGCGTTGTTGCTTCCTGCAAGGTTAGGAGTACCGTCACCTGTAGTTGGTTTGCGCAACTTCTCGTCAATCTTGGCGTTCCTACCTGCCACCGTCCCCTCGGTGCGTGCGTTCTGTACGTCTGCATCGTGGTTTACGGCTTTCAGTGCCATGTCGATGTCTTCCTCCGTGAATGTGCCACGGATAGCAGCATCGGCAACGTGATGAAGATAGTCCCAAGCGGCATCTATCATATCGTCGCTAATGCCACGCTCTTGCTTCATTCGCTCCAGCATCGGGAGGGTGACTTCTTTCATGTTCTTCTCATACTCCTCCTCCAGCGACTTCTCTTTGGCAAGACGCTCAACATACTTCTTGTTGGCTTCTGCATACGCTTCCTGCTTGCTGGGGTCGTTCATGAGGTCGGTAATGCTGTCGATGCCAAGACGCTCTATCACGGCAAGCCAAGGGTCGTTACCCTTTGCCATGTCTGCAATGAACTGTGCAGCACGGTTGTCTTTCGACAGGAGGTCGGTCAGACGGCTCTCACGCTCTTTGTACTGACCAAGTTCGTTGTCGTACTGGTCGTAATCATCGTTGATTTGACCAAACAATGCCTCATCGTCCGCATAGTCGCGGTCGGGATATTTCTTTTTTAGTCGCTCGCCGAAGAGGTCTCTTTTACTCTTGGCAGGTGCTGTCGGGGTCTGATTTTCAGCCATGATGTTATTTTTTATATGGTTTTACCTGTTTTCCTTCGGCAAATTTACAAACATAGTCTCGCTGTTTTTTGTTATCTTTTGTGTCAGTATCTCGGAATTTATTTGTACCTTTATACCGCTATATCAGTGCTTTATAAACTAAAACTGTACGATAATGGGTTAAGATGAAGTATCATGGTTGTATCCTTGAGTTCACAGATGAACGAAATGACGAACTGATGAGAGCGTTCCGTGAAGCAATCAACAAACGGACGTTCATAGACATCACGGAAATTTCGGAAGAAGTGATGAACATGCCTTGCTCTCGCTTTTGGGTTTCTGAGGAGAGGGCTATGGTGGTGGTCGCTGCGCTTATCAAGGGAAAGCCTGTACTCGATGCTATGCGACCAACCAAACGAGAAATGTTCCAAGAGATATACAACCGCGTGCTGGCTCTGCAAAAGCAATTTCCAAAAGCATCAATGTTTGAACTGGTGCTGAAAGCCGTCAACTCACCGGCACCAAAGTTCTACATGACACCTCGCAGTGCTATGGAAACAATATACAAGATAAAAAAGGGTTTCTATGAAAAACAAAACCGACGTTATTAACCGATGGTTGCTGCCGATACAGGTCGCTGCACAAGACTGGCATTGATATTGTTCACGCGCTTCACTATCCGAGGCAGCTCCATTTCATGATAACATACTTGCATACCTATTGCGCGTGTCATTAGGCGGTCGTCGTGATAACCCTCCATAGCCTCAAACACATTGTTTTCAGTCTCAACGTATGTAAGATATTCGTCAAGGCACGCTTCTTCTCTCTCGATATACAAGCGTTCCCTTATCACAACTTTCAAATTATAAATCACTACTTTCTTCGTCAATGGGTTGGTGTGGTAGCCGTACTTCTTGGGCAGTCCTTGCCTAATGTCTTCTGCGCTCTGCTTGCGTGCATATAGTTGTCTGCCGTAAACCTCATGTATGAGCGTCAAGATATACTCTGCCTCTCCCTTGGTGTTGTTGGTTTCAAGGGTGTTGCTTTCTATCACCAGCAGGGCATTGTTATAATATGCCGCTACCTGCGTGGCTTTCCATGCCAGTTTATCCATGTCGATGTGTCCGTGCCATTCTGCTGCGACAACAGGAGGCTCGCCATCCATCATAAACAGGCGGTCTATTACAAGTATGTCTGCAAAGTCGGCATTCTTGGTGTGTCCCTTGCATACATCAACTACTACTAAATATCTGTCTGTTACTTCTTCGATGTCGCTTCTCTCTACATCATGCCACATGAACAGCCGTCCGTCTGCCTCTTTCTTGAAGCGAAGTCCCTCAATGGCTTTCTCTCCCTCATCGGCACTTCCGTATATCTCACCTATCCAGCGAGGTGCGCGACAAGCAGGTCTGAACTGCTCCACGTCCTCACTGCTGAAAACCTTGCGTCCCGAATAGGTAAATGCCTCGATGTCGTCAGATGGGTACTCCGATGCCATGTCGCCATGATTGGTGTACTTGCTACGCTCGGACACATACCAGTGGATGGCTTCAAGCGTTGCACCTTTCTCCCACAACCGCCAAAGGTATGTACCTGGTTCTTCACGGTCTGACTTGATTTCTTCATTCCGTCTGTTGGCAAATAGTTTCTTGGCAAACTCGTACTTATCCGCTTCATCCTCGAATGGCAGTTCGTACTGTTCAATCTCAAACCATGCCACAAACATCGCCTCAAACTGATATATTCCTTTCTTCGCTGCCAAGTATTCTTTGTGGAAGAAGTTACCAACGCCGTTTGGTGTTGACTCATACACAATCATAGTGTATGGACGTAGCAGAATACCAGAGCAAGCACTTCGCACTATGTCCTCCGGCTTCTTGCCGTCTGTCTCTTTCCACAAAGCAACTTCAGAAAGGTGAACAAGGTTATAGTCACCACCACGGCAGGAGTTCGGGCGTTCGGCAGTACCGATTTTGATTTTGCAGTTTCGTTGTGGTACTCTGAATATGTTGCCCGACTTGCCGACTCCTACCATCTTCGGCTCGTTGGGTGCATAAGCATCACCAAGTTCATGCAGCATTTCAACCGGGTACGACTTAATCATACGGTCGAACATGTCCTTGATTTCGTCGGAACCAGTACCTTGATGGGCAATGATGAGAGAGTTGAGACCTACTTCATGAACAAGTTGGAGCCATGCCATGTATATCTGAATAGCGGTTGAGCCTCCCCACTGTCTTGCTTTCAGCAGTATCAGTCGGATGGGCTTTCCTGCCTTGCGCATTTTCTCCAGCCGCTTTATCAACTTGCGCTGCGGTCTGTTCAATCTAAAAAGAACGTCACTGCCTCCACCCTTGCGCTTGATGTAGGCAAACATTGCTGCCCAAAATGGGTAGTCATACTTTTGCCTTATCCTAATAAACTCCTCTATAACCTTGTCGCGTGCATCATCTGTGACAGGCAACTTCAAAACATTGCGAATGAAAACATCTACACTACCAGCATTTGACAAGGACTTGACAAAAGGCTCATCCATCATCTCCACTGGCAAATACTGCGTGGGGATTGGATAATCAGAAACGGTAAAGGCAACACGTTGTCCGATGCTGCCCTCACCTGTTATAGGATTGAACGGTGCAAAGACGATTGCACGTCTGCGCTCGTTCTCCTTTATTAACTTGCCAATAGTAATGTCGATATTGTCGTTCACTATATTTCTATATTATGCTGCCATACCCATAGTCCTTTGTAACAACTTCATTGTTTCGGGGTTCACGCCTTGCTGTATCTGTTGCATAAGTTCGGGCGACAAGCCTTCCGGCACCTGTCCCTGCTCCAACTGCTCCTTTTGGCTCTTGATGTTCTGAAGCAATGTGTCGGCAAATGGGAAGTCACCTGATTGTAGCATCTGTTCAAGACTGATAGCCTGTTTCTCAAACAACTGCATGAGGAAATCATTTGCCATTGCTCGATATGCAGGTGTTGCTTGGCTCGGTACTACGCTGATGTCCATTTCTACATCGCGTATCTTCATCGGGTCGTAAACCACTTGCATACCTGCACGACCAGCAATGTTGAATGTCCGCTTTTGGTCGTAATACTGCTGAATGTTCTTCACGTCCTTATATGCAGCGTCACGCACAAACTCTTGGAAACTGTCAAGCAAGTCAAGCAATGAAGTGGTTGCGTTCTGTGTCTGCTGGTTGTAGAGTGCTGCACTCATGCCAGCGTAACCAGGCTTACCTTGCAATGCACCGTTGACACCGCTGATGTCCTCAAAGAACTTCAGCATCAAGTTCAACATTTCATGTATGCCGATGTTTGTAGAGTTGTTAGATACCTGCGTCGGCACTGCGCCTGTCTTGCTTGGCGTATAGACAACAACACCGTTGAACCTTGCCCATGTGTCTGCAAATTCTTCGGGCGACATGCCTTTAGGTATGCACTCGTCAGGAATAAGCAACACTCCCTTTGCGCTGGCTCTGATAACCCAGTCGTTAAGTGTGATAAGGCGGTTGGTGTAACGCTGCTGGTCTATCACGTCAGAGACGAATGAATGTATCTCACCGTCGATGAATGGGTATGCCTTGAACACGTAAGGATGGCTCTTGTGTTCGTAAGGCGTTTCACCCTCTGCCAAGATGTCACCAAGCGGACTGAGGAAGTAGTAGTACCAGTAACTATCCATGAACCACTCGGCTTTGATGAACGGTATTTCATTGTATGGAATACCATTGCGCTGTGCCTGTTCCATGCGCTTCATGTTCTCGGCTTGTACCATCGTGCTGTAATCCTCAATGTCTATCTTGAAGATGTCACCATTGTTGTAGTCATGGCAGCGGTATCTCGGTTTGCTCTCCTTGCGCCACACCTCAATAACACGGCATCGGCTTTCGTCTCGCGGTGTGAGGAAGTCGGTGTTTATCCAGTCACGGCTATAGCCAAACTCCTCCCATGCGTGTATGCTTGCGCCTTTGTCTCGCGCCTGTCGGTAGATTTCTGCCAAACGTGCATAATCGTCGGGGGACTTGGCAAACTGCTCGCATACCTGCCCGAAACTGACATCGTGTATCTCACCAACAAAAGAACAGTCCCATGCACGGAAGTCGCGCATATTGTTGTCGATGAAGAAATTGTTGGGCTGCACATAGTCAGTCCAGCACTCCATCTTGTCATTGCGCCAACCGTACCACTTACGATGTGCCACCATGCCGCTTATCAGATACTCCTCCATACTTCGGGCATAGAGTTCCGTCATACGGTTCAACTGCATGTTGTATTGCAGCACGGTACTCATCGTTTCTGCCTGTTGCTGCTCGTCGCGGTCGCGTGCCGTGCAAGTAGGTTCTGTGGATTGGCTACGGTACACACCAATCACGTTACGCACAAGCCTACGGATGAGGTTGGTCTTCAATGGTATATTCCCCTGCGAGAGGATATACTGCTCCTCTGTCATCTTCTTGCCGTCCACACATACCACGTCGCCCCACTGGTCGCCGTAGTTGTAACGCTTGTTACGCTCCCTGTCCTTGCGGAAGCGGTACATTGCATTGTAGTAGTTCTGCGCCTCGATAAGTATCTCCTGCGCACGCGCACGGTCACCATGACACTGCAACCGGCTACGCTTTACGCTGTCGGCTTCATCGTTCTCATTTGGAACGAGTACCTTGCTAAGCCTATGTAGTACGATTTCCATATCTGTTACTTTTGTTATGTGTCGGCAAAGTTAAACCCTGCCGACACTTTTTCTCTGTTATCTATTGGGTTGCTGCATTGGAGCAATACCTAACTCACTCATTAGACTTCTACGCAATTCACGAAGTTCCTGCATAATATCTTTTGCTGTAACCTCCGTTCCATCACTGAGTGTATAAGGAACCTCAGCCAAGTCTTTCTTAACTTCGGTTATCTGACGGCGTGCGCTCTCTATATCTTTTGCTCGTTCTGCATCACCACTTTCTTTTGCTTTTTTCAAAGCGGTTTGCAGTGTCACGTCCTCTGCCAAGTCAATATAGTCACGCATTTGCAGATATACTTGACCATACTCGTTTTGTGGACTGCCGTAACTGTCAGTGCCACCTAAGCGTTTAGCAATACGGCTTCCTGCTGGCTTCTGTGTGCGCCCTCTTGCTTCAAACTCACGTTTCAGCATGGCATCCACATGAGCATTGATGTCAGGTTTCTTATCATCCTCAATAGCGTGCATTAAGTTCACCATATCCCTGCGTAAAGCGTTCTCCTCATTCTCTATGCTCTTTAACGTTGCTTCATCTGCTCCGTCTTTTGCATCATGGAGGTTCTTTAAGATGGGTTGATAGTTGTCAAATACATCATACAAAAGATACTCCTCTGACTGTTGAAGACGTTCCAATCGGTGTGTGTAGCGTTCATTGGTTGCTGCTTCATCAGAGTACTTTTTCAATAGTCGTTTCGTCTCTTCATACTCATCCTTGTATTTGAAGTATTCATTTGACAATTTCCTGTTTGCTGTTCGTTCATCACCAGTCTTTACCACACGATTGGCAATAAGCATGTTTCTCCAGTCAAACTCACGGTCACTGAATATGGTTTCGCCCATCTTCACCAACTTGTCACCAGTCGTAAATGCACCGCCAAACATTCCGCTCAACAGATATTCAACCTTGGCTGGGTTGATGTCTATAAACCCTTTCTTGTAATCGTCACCACCCGATATTTCATTCAGCCACTTGGCACCGCTAACGAGATAGGTGTTAGCACTTTTGTAGGCTTTAGTCCATTCGGGATTATTCTTATTCCAAGGGCTATCCTTATAAACAGGGAGACCTGACCAGCTCTTATTCATGATATATGCCTCAACAAAAGGTTTGGCTATACTTGGTATAAATGGATTGATGCCACCGCCACCCTCCAACATATCAAGCGGAAGAATTTGGCTGACTTGACTGCCCATTTGGAAAGCCAGTTCGCTGGCACTATATCGCTCATTGCCAGTTATTACACCTGTAGCAAGTTCTCCTAATCCATAGAACGCTCTAAACTCTATAGGCAAAGGAATGGCAATCCATCGATTACCGGCATTGATGATGATATTACTACGACGCACATATTCGGGCAGATTATAGTATGCGTTCTTATCGTCATCATCGTCACCGCCCATCGCTTGTGCAAGCAAAGGTATCACAGCACCAAGCATAAACATACTTGCTGTTCCTGCTGTCGCTTTTAGAGGGTTTCGTTTAGCTGCTCTTGCAAAGTTGGTTGTACCTTGTATGCCAGCGTTCCAGAAGACATATAACAGACGACCGCCACCGCCAACATACGAACCAAACTTTCCGATATAGGTTTGCCCTTTGGCGTTCACCATCTTACCACCGCTACCTTTCTTGTTGAAGTTCACGCTAATCTCCTTGGCATCATAGATACTGCGCTCAATACTGCGACCCTCCTCACGAGAGGTAACAAATGCAGCAAACCTCGCACAGTTCTCCGCACTGCCATTCAGCAAGTCAAGTTGCTCACCAAGCCATTGCCAAGCCTTGCGAGCATTACTGCCGTTACGTTTCAGTTCTGAGGCTATCTCGCGTTTGTGACCATCAATATCATTGATGTTGGTATAACCTGTCTCACCACCGTTCAGCATAAACTGCTTGAATAGGTTTTCAATGTAGTTGCTCTCATCAAGTGTACCATTCTCCCATTTCCCAAGCAATATACGCATACGCGCTGGGTTCACACTACCGAAATTTTTATGGAAGCGCAAAGCATACTTCGGACTTTCCTTTACCCATGTCATACAATTGGAGTATAACATATCACGCAAGAAGTTGCTCGCCACAAAATCGGGATTTCTTGTCGTGTAGAACGCGCTGAGGTTTCGGTTAAGCCATTGTGCGCCTTGCATAAGATTACCTACAACACCACCTGTTTCCACGTCGGGGTTTGTCAGTCCGTTCAAAGCCTGTGCTGCTCTCGGATTTCCGTTGATGGTTAGAACGTATGTACGTCCGTTGCGTCTTACAAGCACCTGATGCTCTTTAAGATTACCCTTAACTACTTTATAAGGAATGTTCTGTGCGTCGCGTCCGCGTTTATAATTATCGGGGGCACTTTCTGCAAGTTGCTGCATTCGTTCTTCAAAGGCTTCCACCTTACGCTCAACGTCCGCAGCAGTGTCGCCATCTTCTATATCGGCGAAGACAGGCTCCCACTCGTCAAGTGCTGCGTTATATTGCAGCCACAAATCATTGACACTTACCAAGTCACTCTGATGGTTCAGCACAAAATTCAAGAATGTCTGCTTCATCTTATTTCGGTTGCCTTGACGGATGGCATCGTCTGCCATGAGCGCAATCGTAGCAATTGGGTCGTCTGCCTTGCTGCTGCGCCCCTTGGCATGCTTGATAGGACTGCCACCCAGCGGGCCGTTCTTGCTTGTCAGATAGCCATACACCTCATCGCTGGTTGTCTCATCCCAACCTTGAAGTGGAATGTAATACTCAAACATCTTCTGTATCTGCTCATAGCGTTCCTTGCTCAACAAACCACTGTTGTATATCTTTGCAAGTGTTGCAGACGTAGCATCGTTCACACGCTGCCACAATTCCGAAGTGTCATGGTCTTGTTCATAGGTATCAACCATCTGTTGTGCAGCCAATTCTGCCATAGTAGTATCATCCTCACCTGTCAAAGCGGTAAGACCGGCATAGTCGCGTTCACGAAAATCATCAAGTGTTTTCGTACCATTCGGATATTGTTGCTGGTATGCGTCAAAGTCACGTTGTGCCATTACCACGTTACGCTCCAGTCCGTGCTTTGCCATCATGTAGTCAGTCAGTTCCAAACGCTTACCATTGTTAGAACCGACTATATCACTGATGGCTTTCAACAATGGCTTCATATAGCGTACATAGTATTCGTGTTGCTCTGCGGCATTGACACTGCTCATTCGGTTCTCTGCCAAATAAGCGTTCTCAAAGCCGTCAACATCTTCCATTCGTGTTCCTTTGCCTAAAATGGATTGGTACAAACGCTTTAATCCAAGCATACTGTCTTGCACTGTCTCTTGGAATTGATAACCGCCAGTCGAGACCATACGCTCGTAGGTGTCACGTGCAATGGCTCTGTCTCTTGGGGAAAAATCACCATCACGAAACATCAGCCCACTTTCGGCAACTTTCGTCGTCTGTTCAATGGTCTCTCCAGTTTCTTCTGAAAAATCGCCCACGTGCATATTGCTTTGCATCACCGTGTCCTCTGCAATACTGAAATAGTTGCGATAATGTCCCGGTTCTACAAGGTTCTTATAATTGCGCCAAAGTATATAGCGTAGTTCATTATCAGAAAGACTAACACCATCATAGTCACGCAAACCAATGTGGTGCAGCATATCCAAAAACAGTTGCTTGATTTTGTTGAACCAATGTCCTGCCCATGAACGGCTCTCGGCATTATCAAAGTCTGTATCTTCGGCGAGACTTGCAAGGTATTCTTCTGTTGCCTCACGAATATCCCAGCCTTTGTTTGACGCCATACCGATGATACGACGGCGCACCTCCATGTCAGCGTGCTTATACACGTTGTCAAGGAATGTCTCAAAGTTCTTTCCAAACAACTTACGAAGTCCGTAGTGTGCCACTGCCTCATGTAAGATGGTCTGCAAAACATCGTTCGGACTTCTGTGATTACCAAGCACCACGACAATCTTGTTTGTTCTCGGGTCATACCAACCTTTCGACCTGCGTCGTTTAGAAGAGAAATCTTCTGAACCTGGTACTTCGTCAATGCTCTCATACACAGTTATATCATCACTGATATTCAACTTATCAATGATTTCGTTTGCTACTTCATGCGCCCTGCGCCATTGACGTTCTGCGTATGCTTCACGCTCCCGACGCTCTTTTGTTGTATAAACTCGTCTGCTCTGTTGCGGCAACTTATCCAAACCGTCACGACCCAACAAAAGATTTTCTCCATTTTGTGCTTGAGTTTCAGAATTATTTCGTATATTTGCAGCGTCATACGGCTGTTCGGGATAGACTTCGCGATTGTGGCGAAGCGAAAGTTCTCGGATGGCCGTTTCTAATTCAGTGCGAGAATGTGGATAAACAAGTCTCTCGTTCAGCGCATTTGCTATGTCTCGGGCAAAAGCCGTTCTTATATTCGTAATGTTGACATCACGACCAACACTGTTCACATCTACACCTACACAAATGTTCTTTCCATTCTTCTCAACGATTGTATAAATACGGTAGGAATTCCCCTTGTCGCCATATTCTGTAATGGCAACAGGCTCATTGATTTTCTCAATGACTTCCACCCAATCGTTTTCATCCAAATGGTCTGCATCCTCATTGTGGTGTGAGTTTACAGCAGATGTTCCAATAGTAATCTTTCCATTGATACCATGCTCATTGAGTATATCGCCAGTTTCACCTACGTGGAAGTACCGGCTTTCACCTTGTTCCAATCTTCCGCGACGCAAGAAATCAATAAAACGAACAACCTCTGTTCCGTTATTATCATCCATGCTCTGTGCCACGTCACGGGCATCATCATCACGAAAACGCAAACCACCGTCTTTATTTTCATCTGCCTTAGGTTCCTCGTCTGACAACTTTTTATACTCCTCATCAAGACGCTTCTTCTCTTTCAGTGCCTCGTCGAGTTCTGCCTGCTTGGGGAACTTGTTTTCACCGGGGTCTGCTCCGTTGAGTTGGTTGTTTACGTCTTCCAAGTTACGCTCATAGACCTTACGGTTACTATAAACCTTTTGCAGAAGATTACGGAACGCGACACCTGCGGCGGTATCATCATCACTCACCTCTACGGTGTACTTGATACCTCCGTAACTGTCTAACTCTGAAACAGGCTTACCAAACGAACCTGCATCGGTAATAGGTACAGTAATGTTGGCTTTCTGATTGAAACCTGTTAACTGCACTTTCTTTCCCTGCTTCAGCAAAGAGTGTATGTATTCACCAGCCTCTTTCGGCTTGTCAAAGGTACGACGTGAAGAATAATCGTCTTTCACGGACACGGTTACAGTAGTAGGATATTTGCCCTCCTCGTCAGGTGTGAACCCTCCACGCTCCAAATCGCGGACATCACTGGCGTTGAGACTTATCAATCGTTCAAAATTACGCTTCTTGGTCTGCAATTCTTCATAGCGCGAGCGTCTGCGCTGCCAGTCGCTTTCATAGGCTCTCTTGGCACGGCGCAGTTTCTCCACCTTTTTGTCTTGTTTTGATTTCTCAAAGATAACAGGATTACCCGAAAGCATGGCAACAACCTCTGCTGGGTCGAAGTCGCCCTCTGCATCGCCCTCGTCAAAGGTGCGGTCGCCTATCGTGCCGCTCTTAAACTGCGCAAACAACTTACCTTTGGTTTCCTGTAACTGATACTTATACATATCAAGACTGCCCTCGGTTGCGTAGAAGTAAACATCTACGTTATCGTCGTTGAAGTCTCGTGCTATCTCGTTGCCCTGTCGTACTCCACGACCCTCACGCTGTTCACGGTCGGCTGGTGTCCAAGGTACATCGACATGGTGCATGGCGACAATGCGCTTCTGTACGTTCACACCTGTACCCATGTTCTTTGTTCCTCCTATGAGAATACGCACACTGCCATCATTTACTTTGGCAAACAGTTCCTTGCGCTTCTCGTCTGTACCGGCTTCGTGTATGTCTGCAATCTCCTTTCGAGGAATACCATAGTCGTTTACAAGACGGTTGATGATGTCAGAGTAAGCATCATATTTCTTTCCCTTGCCTGGTACACCTGCATCACAGAAAATAAGTTGTGTACCTTTCTGCTCTTTGAACTGATCATATATTTTCTTGACGTTCTCACATACGGCAGGTATCTTGCCTCCCTCATCGTCCAACGTGTCGTCAATCAATCTCGGATTGATGGCGGCTTTCGCTGACAAGGTGCTGGCAAGCAATCCCCAAGGAGTTGTGTCCTTGCTGTCGATACCGAAATAACTGCCGTCCTTGTTCTTCACCATGTTCACTATCTCACGGTTGATTTCCTGCATGATGTCTGATTGGGGAACGGTAACAACGTGGCTTCGCATCTTCGGCTTTGGCAGTTTCAAGTTCAAGTCGTTGCGTACATCGGCAATCTCCGCATACATCTTTGACAGTTCGGGAATATTTGTCAACGAACGGAAACGGTCTTTCTCTTTCAGTTCATTGGTAACACCATACTCCAACTCTGCTGTATGAATAGCATAGTTTCCTGCCCAAGCGTCAAACGTGGTCATACCTAAACGCTCCATTTCGGATGGACGCAAATAGTTCAGCAAGTGGTATATTTCACTGAGGCTGTTGCTGATGGTTGTTCCCGAAAGGAACACTGTACCTCGGTCGCCTTGGTGCATACGTTGCAGATAGCGAACACCGTTAAGCAAGGCAATGGCTCGCTGACTTCCCTGTTTGTCGCCAAGTCCTGCCACACGGTCGTAGGTGCTGACGTATGGCAAACTCTTGAAATGCTGGCACTCATCTACAAACAGATAATCAACACCCAAGCCCTCAAAGGTAAACTCACGGTCTATCTTTCTGTCGAGCAGTTTGTCAAGTTTGGCTTCAAGGTTAGCCTTGCGCTTCTCCAGTCCCTTTATCTGTTTCTTGGTGAGTTGGTTCTTGTCGCTCTGTCCGTACAGGTATTCAATGGCTGCGTCAAGTTGCATCATCTGTTCGTCGATAACACCACGCTCCACTTCTTCCGTGTGCGGCAGCATACAATACTGGTCATGGCTCAATATCACGCAGTCATAGTCATTTAGCGCGATTTGTGACATAAACCGCTTGCGGTTATCCTTTGAGAAGTCCTTTTCGGTCGGTGCCAAGATACGGGCGGCTGGGTATGCTTCGCGAAACTCCTTTGCAATCTGTGCGACTGTGGCTTTCAAACCGATAATCATAGGTTTCTTGGCTATTCCCATACGGCGCATTTCCATAATGGCACTCTGCATCACAAGGGTCTTACCTGCTCCTACGATATGGTCAACGATGCCGCCACGGTTGTTGATAAGCATCCAAACGGCATCTTTCTGATGGGGGCGCAACTCTTTACCCATAAGCCCAGCCACATTGAGGTGAGAACCGTCAAACTTGCGTAACACTGTTCGATTGAACTTGTCATTATACAGGCGCATCAACATTTCTTCGCGCTCCGGGTTCTGACTGAGCCAGTCTTCAAATGCGGTACGCAGGTCTTGTATCTTATTGTTCAGCAACTCGGTTTCCTCCTTGTTGAGAACTTTAATTTCCTTACCATCCTCCTTAATGGTATCGAATACGGAAAGGCTCTTGTCTTGCAGGGCTGCGGTAAACACTTCTGATGCTGCACGGCGACTGGTGCGCCATGCGTCAGCCTCACCACCAAGTTCATTGTTAGCGACATTTACCACGTACTGGTCAACTTCGGGCATATACTCAACACCGCTCTTGTTGCCTTTCCAGTCATTCTTACGAATACCGAACATATCAAACATGAAATCGGTATAGACTTCTGCAGGTATCCATCTTGCACCCATTCTGATGCTGATGTCCTCAAACGGAATGTCTTTCGGCTGCACATCTTCAAGTGCTTCAACATTGCGCTCAAAGGATTTGTCCTGCTTCGCGGCTTCGCGTGCCTGTTCAAGTTTTGTCTTAACGTCGCCACTCAAATAGGCATCTGCTGTCTCAAACACATCTTCAGTGAATGGTGTCCTAAACAACGTCTCTCCACATTGCTCTGCCCAACTCTCACCTAATACGTCCTCCATGAACGACGGATTGATTTCTCCGTACTCGGCAAGTGACAGGCTGATGGCATCTGCTGGGGTTTTGGCTGTTGACAGGTCAAGTGCCGGCTTGATAGTGTTCTTTGTAAAGATGTCAGACAAGCCGACGAACTTATCATCATCATATCTTTCCAATGCACGAAGTTGATAACCATCGATGTCTTCAGTAAGGAAGTCGTTTTCCTTGTCATTCAGTCGTCCGAACTTCTTTACATAGCCATCGTATGCTCCTTGCAGTTTCTTTCTCAACTCCTGCAAGAACGCTTCTTTTTCACCGCCAATCTCACAGGCAATAAGTTCTTTCATTGTCTCACGGATAGGCAGCATGGCACGGATACGGCTTGCCTTTGCTTTCAGTGCTGGCATTTCCGTGAACGTGCTGGTAACATCACCGTACTTATTCTTAGTACTGGTGACAATTCCAAACATGCCGTCCTGTCCAACAATGTTACCACTGCTGATGTAGCTGCCATCACCCTTGTAGGCTTCCGACACTGCCTGCTTCACCTCACGCACGGTCTTGTGGGTGTCGAAGAGTCTGCCCTTGCGGTCGCCAACAATCTTCTTTTCCACAAGTTTCTGCATGGCTGCGGCCAGCTCGTCGGTACTCATGTTGCTACCAAGTCCGAATTGGTCTGCACGGTACTGACCGCCAGCCTTGGCATCACCTATCATCATACCTTTGTTCTTGGTGAAGTAGCCGTTGACAGCCACTTTGTAGCTCTTGCCATCGGTTGGGTTCACAAGCTGCAGCTCTCCTGATGTGAGGAAAGGCTTCTCAATATTATTAAGGTATTGCTCATCGCTGCGCTTGTTGTTTCGGTCGGCATCATCTTTATATTTACGCAGGAAGATAACATCGGTAACAACAGATGTGCCTGCACCCTTGAACGTATTATCGGGCAGTCTTACCACGCCAAGCACCTCGGCATTGTCTGCGATATGCTCTCTGATAATCTGATTGCCCTTAGTGTCAAGGATGGCATTGCTCGTCATGATAACACACAGTCCACCAGGACGTGTATTGTCGAGCATCTTCACGGCAAAGTAGTTGTGGATGCGGTTCTGGGCTGCCTTACGTATTGGGCTGCTATCATGCTTCCATGCTTTATCGGTCACGCTGAAATCGCCAAACGGTATGTTACTCATCACAACATCGTAGGCATTATCGGCGGTTCCTGCATCTTGATAGCCGGTAACAAGGACGTTGGCATCAGGGTACAGGTTTCGTGCTATCTGTCCTGTAAGCCAGTCCAGTTCCACACCGTGTATCATGGTGCGCTGCTGCACGGCTTTCGACATTGTACCCTCAAAGATACCGTTACCCATTGATGGGTCGAGCATATTGCCACCCTTGAAGCCTGCCAGCTCTGTAAAGCGGTTCATTACCTTGGCAATACCTGTTGGGGTGTAGTATGAGGTGAGTGCTGCATGGTTGATGGCTGAAAGCACACCACGCTCACCGTTGGGGTCGAGTGCGTCAATGACATCGGCAAGACGTGTCAACAGCTTTCCTTTTTCGGAAGGTGCTCCCCAACGGTCGGTGAAGCTATTGCGCATCATGCTGGTGGAATAGGCTCTGCCAAGCTCCACACCTCCCCAACCACGATAACGGCCAAGCACCTCACGCTCCTCGGCAGTGGCTTGTCTGCCATCCTGCATCAAGGTACGCACAATCTCCAAAGCCTCAACATTCGCCTTTAAGCGTTGCTGAGGTGTCATGTTATCTATCTCCGAAGCATCTTCGGGGTACAGATAGTTACGTGTAAACTTGGGTTCGGGCTGCTTGGGCTGTTTTACATTTCCTCGTCCTCGTAATTGAGCCAGTCCTCGCTTTCCTCTTCGGTCAGCTTCTCCTGCTCCGCTCTGAACGCTGCCAGTTGCGTCGGAAGTTCCTCTATCGGCATCCCATCCATCCGTAACTGCTCCATCTGAAATGCTTCGTCCTCCGTCAGACAATCCTCGTTCTGTTTCACCTGCCACGTTATTTCCTCGCGTAGTACTTCTGCTGCTCCGCTGTCCGGGTATTCCCGTTCGTGTTGCATCAACCACTGAGCCTGACGTGTCTGAAACGCTTGCAGTTCTTCCATAGTCAGTTTGTTCAGTGCCATTGGTGTCCAGTACTCGGTCTCGGTCAGCAGATACACTGCCCACCGTCCCATCTTCTCGGCTTCCATTTTCAGCCTGTCGAGTTCTTGCTGTGTCATTGCTTTCATTCTTTAAGTTGTCTTCACTGAACAAACCACTGAACAAATCGGGGATGGTTTGCTCCTGTAAAGATACAGATTTTTTCTTATATTTACGCTCCTTTGACGGCTTTTCTTGCTGATTACCTGCATTTTCCGCTGCAATACGTTGTGCCATTGCAACGTAGTCCTCTGCCGGTAACCATTCTTGGCACACACTTCTGATGCCTTGCAGCATCTGTGGCATGGTAACATCAACAGGGAAAAAGTTGTTGGTGCGTAGATAGTCACGTCCACCATTCGGAAGATTTCTTTCGGGACGGAACATGATACTTTTCAGCACAAGGTTGTCACGATTGTTTTCATAATCGGGTTCCAGCATGAAGTCGATATACAACTCCACGCCCTTGTCGCGGTTCAACATGAAGCGCATGGTAACATCACCACCTGCAGGTGCGATGTTTGCCGTCACACTCTTTTGTTTCTTGCCCTTGGTATCATACACAACAGGGTCGCTGATGCCGAGTTCCTTTGTCAGTGTCTTAAACAACTCTGTGACATTCTTCACGGCTTTCTTCTCAGCATTGCGCATGTAGCCGTATGCCTCGTTGAAGTCGCTCTCCACTGGCTCTGCCTCATAGTAACCAAGCAATGCCAGTTGATCGTTCACCTTGTCGATAGCATCGTCAATGTTCTTTGCGAGGTCGTTTACTTCTCGCTCACTTCTTGCAGACGGGAGTTTACTTTCGACTTCGCTTGCAACAGTTGCTGCTTCGCTTGCAAGAGCCTCTGTATTTGCTGCGACTTCTTGCTCTGTTTCTTTTCTTTGCTCATTGCGTTCTTGTTTTAGTTTGTCGGTCGCCTCCTTTGCCTCACGCTCGGCTGCTTGCTCGCGCACGATGTGTTCAGCGGTGGCAACAATATCCTTTGCACCCTCTTTGTCGAAGTTCATCACATCGAATGTGCGTACCTCATCGTAAGGGGTCAGTTCTTTTTCATACTCTGCCATTTCGGGCAGGTCACGCGCTCCGTTGTAGAATGATTTGAGATACGGACGCACATTCTCGCCAAGGGCTTCAATCATCTGCTTGGCAAACTCGGCAAACTTTCGTGCGCCATGCTTCAGCATGAGATAACTCATTTCCACACCGATGGTAAACGCTTCGGGGTCAACTCCCATGTTCAACTGACCACCAAGTTTCTGACGCAAACGCCTACGAAGTTCCTCAAAGCGTTCTGCATCTGCATCGTCAACCCACTTGCTCTTGGCTTTCTTCTCCTCCTGCTTGGGCTGCTCGGTGCTTTCCTCCTGTTGCTGTTCCTCAGTGTGGTCGCTCAACTTGGCTTCGCCCTTTTCGTTGAGTTCACCCATAAGGCTCTCTACATTGACTTTCTTCGGTTCGGGCAAAGCGTCCTGCACCTCGTCTGCATTGGCTTTTGTGCCGTCGGTGAACGTGTATTCCACCGTGCCGTCCTTGTGGTGCGCCACAAAGATGTCCTTATTAGCATTGTGCTTCACGGAGAAAACGCGGTCGCCACCGTGATACTCCTTGACAGGCTTCGGTAGTTCTACATTCTCCCAATCCGTAACCTCATACAGGACTGGTGCCAATCCAACATCAAGCGTTACTTGCCTTGCATCTGCATCATGGAAGGTTACTTCCTTACCTTTATACATAATCTTGTCGCCCAATTTCACGCCATGAGCGGCAAGGGCATCGTCGCGCTCGGTCTCTGCCATCTTCTTGCGGATGTCAACAAGGAACTGCTCGTATGCCTTTCTGCGTCCGTTTAGGTTGGCAAGTGCGTCAAATGCCTGTGGAATTGTCTCACCTGCTGCGGTAGCCATGCCGTCCTCAATGGTCTTGGCACGCTTGCGCAGGTCGCGGATAACATTTTCAATACTCTTGATATTGGGGATTGCTCCACGCTTACGGTCATTGAGTACGTTGCGAAGTCCTGTCAGTGTCTTGTCATAGACATCATCCTCGCGGTCATAGTCATACTGTGGAGTGATCTGTGGCTCTTGCTCTACCTTGATGGTTTCATCAACGGCTTTCATATTTGCCTGGTCGGTGACTGTTGCCACATCTGCCACGGACAGAGGTTGTGCGTCCTGCACGACTTCTTCATTACTCAAAGCCTCTGCAAGTGCTTTCGCGCTGTCCTCGTCACGCATCATAAAACCGCTTTTCTCTCTATCCCACCAACCACGGCTTTCCTTTGCGAGTTCCTTGCCGGCACGAATTTCATCTTTCGACAACTCTCTGCCGAAAGTAACAAGGTGCATCGGTGTGGTCTTGCCTTTTTTGTTGGTGTAGGTGGTAGGCTCGATGGAGTAACCTGCGGTCGGCTGCTCACCAAGTTGGGTGTCGCCAAGAGGCTTCACGCTGCTGTACTCCGCAAACGGCTTCGTCTTGCGGTGGCTGCTGTCAATCCACTTCTTGAACTCCTCTTTGCTGACAGGAGTAATGGCACCAAGTCCCTGCCAACCATCTTCATAGTTGGAGAGGTATGCCTTTCGTGCGCTCTCGATGTCGGGGAAACCATACATCACCTTGTGTTCGTCAAAACTGCCGTCCTTGTTCACTTGGTCAACGACAAACACATCACCCTGCGAGGGGTCTTCGGAGAAGAACACGTCGATGTGGTCGCCGTCAACGCCCTCTGTGCCGCGAATGTAGCCGTAGGTGTTCTGCATTTCCTGCTCCCACTGCTTGCCACTGGCATCAGTACCACGACGTACAGAGCCTTTCGGGTTCTCGATGGTAACGTCGTAGCCATCAATCTTGATGTGTCCTTTCTTGTAGTTACCTGCCTCTTTCTGTGCTTCGGTAGGCTCGGTATTGGTTTCCTGCTCGGCTGCTGCCAATGCTGTTTGCACGGCATTAGGCTCTGCTTCTACTGGTTCGGTAGCCTCAACAGGTTCTGCCTCTACTGGTGCAGGTTCGGCACTTGGCTCTGCTGTTGCTTCGCCATCTGTGCTGACTGCTGGAGGAGTGCCATCTTGTTGAACGCTCTCTGCTTTTCTGCGCTCCACGGCTTCTGCCCGGGCTGCTTCGATTTCTTTTCGTTTGCCATAATTCTCGTTTATAAATGTGATTACGTCTCGCAAGATGTCCTCGCGGCTCTGAATGCCACCTGCGAACAGGTCGGCTTGTCCTACTGCGCTTTGTCTCGCGTTGTTATTGTATAATTGAAGTGTAGTCTTCAGCAAGGTAACGCGCTTGTCATTCAGCACGTCAGCAAGCATCAGCATGGTAGCATTATTGAAGTCTGCTACGGTCTGCAACTCGTCGGGGTCAGCGAACAACACACCTTGACGTGCGTATGTGCTGACTATCTCGCCGTACTTGGCACCGCCTTGTCGTGCATCAAAACACAACTTCACGGCATCTGCCAACTCTCCCTGCAAAGACCAGTCGCCACCAAGGGCAATGTTATCGACAATCTCACCAAGTGCGGTGATAACGGTCTGACGCATGGCTGGCTCTGCCGTGAGCATACGCACTACTTCGGGGTCGCCCTCAAAGGCTTTGCCGATGAGCATGTTTTCCAAGAACTCACGACCGACGGCACTCAGTTTCTCCTGTCCGCGAACACCGTCAACCATTTCTGCCAACTGTGCCTGTGGAACAACACCGGCATTGTGCAGGTCATAGACTGCGCCAAGGCTCGCTTCTGCATCGTTGTAGAAGTCGCCCAGCGTGTCATATCCGTTGATGGTTCTGACAATACCCTTGAAACTATCGTCGCTCACGGTCTTGCCAAGTTTCACGGCTTGCTCGGTCTTGTTCTGCGACTTCATTTCCTGCTGGTTGAACTTCGCAAAGGTCTCTGCCGTGTATGGCATTGCTTCATCGGGAACGAATGACACACGCGGATGCTGCATCGCTTCAACCTGTTCGGGAGTGAAGCCAAATTTTGGCGCGTACTCTTTCAGATAGTTCACGTATGCACCATCGGTATTGTCACGCGCTGCCAGTTCACCTGCCATCGTTCTTCCGTTGCCGGACAATACAACACCATCGTTGCTGACAACAGGAACACTCTGCAATGCTCGCTGGTCATATTGACGCGCAATGCTCTGTGTATGCTCCTGCGCGTCGTGGTCGCGCTCATAGTCGCGGTCGTTCACGCTGTTGTCGTTGGCATCCATCGGGAAACCGTCAGTCTTCTGCCATGTTTCGGGATTGTGGCTTGGGGATGATGCACCACTCTCATGCAGGAGGTAATGACCTTTCAGCGGTGTTCCGTCGGGTAGCATGATTTCGTCGCGGTGTCCGTCAACCTTTGTGGCATTGTTCCACTTCTCGGTAATGGCTGGCATCGGGTTCTCGTTGCCAACTGCCTTACGCTCTGCCTCGGCTTGCTTGCGTGCCTCATATTCGGCTTGTGCCTCTGCAACGGCTTCATCATGACGCACGGCATCCTCTGCCGCTCTGCGCTCGTTCTCCTCACGCTGAATGGCATTCTGTATCTCACGCACACCGTTCCAGTAGTCCAACACACGCTGCGCCTCGTCAATCTTCTCTTGACGCTTCGCCTTTGCCTCGTTGTACTTCTTGATGCTGGTGCCAACTCTTGGCATCTGTGCCGACTTCGCTTTGACAAGTGCGCTTTGCGCTGCCTGTGTCTGCGCTGCAATAAATTCGTTACCCTCACTGCGTGATAGTCCTGCCTCGTTGAAAATGTAGGCATGGGCGCGTTCGGGTGTGGTGGCTTGCCAGTCTTCTTCACCATCCTCACCAACAGGCATAGGCTCTGCCGTTGGCTGCTCAGCTGGTGTAGGTTCGGATGGTGTCACAGGTGCCTCTACTGGTTCCTGTGGAATATTTTCACCACTAATGTTGACTTGTGGAGGAATATTTTCTACGGCATTGTTACCTGTCATGCCGTCGAGTTGTTCACGGGTAAACTGGTTTACAATACGACCGCCTATAGGCTGTTCGCTTTGAATAGTTATTAAACCATCAGGATTTTCTTCGGCAATGACATTGCCATGTATCTCACCATCTTCTGTTTGCAGATAAACATCATCATCAAGAGAGTATTGTGGCATTTCCGTTGGTACAGTCCGTTCTTCAGTATGGCTCACAACCTTATCAACGAGTTTGTCTTCATGGTCGTGCTTTACCTCACCGTCCATGAAATACTCGATGATGTTTCCGTTTGCATCGGGAACAAAACTACCATTCTCATAGCGCACACGTCCCATCACCATTGCAGGTTTCTCGCTGCCGTCCTCGTCGCGGATAGTCAACTCCATGTCGGCTGTATAGTCGGCTGGAGCACCTGCCACACGTCCGTCTGCCTGTGGCTGTGCTGGTGTTGAGGCTTCGGGCTGCTGTGCTGCTGGTTCTTCTGTGATACCATGACGCTGACGATAGTCTGCTGCTGCTTTCTCGTCTCTGATGCGCTGTAACTCTGAACGCTGAACGGTTGCTTGTGTGTCGTCGCCAAGTGCTACGGTGATGTTCTCACCATCTGCATCGGTAGCGACAACAACGGCTTCCTCACCAGTAGGCAATACCAACTGCTGACCAGGTACAAAGAGAACAGTGCCTTGCGCCTCGTCAATCTGTGCTTGAACGTACTCCTGTCTGCTGCGCTCGATGTCGGCTTCACGTTGTTCTGCGGTTGTCACCTCACCAAGCGAAGATATGCCGGTATCAGCGGACGGGTCTATCTGCTTGCGTTCTCCAGTGGCAGGGTTATATACTACGACAATGTTGTCACTCGATGCCTTGTCAACCATCGAACCGTCGGGCATCATCTGCACATTGCCGTCAACGATATACACCTGCAGGTCGTTACCCTCGCCGTCTTTCTCTTTCAGTATGGCTGTGCGGAAAGAGCCATCGGTGTGCTGCATCTGCTTAGATTGCTCTCTTTCTTCCTCAGCAAGTGCCTCAGCATCATCAGTGATACGTTGCAACAAAGCATCGTGGGTATTCCTTGCCTTAACATAATCAATGGCAATTTGCTTTTGCTCGTCGCTTAATTGTTCATTGCTACGAATTGCATCTATTGCATCCATTGGACTGCCATCCAAAAGAGACATCAAGTTAGCATCGGCAAAACTTGCAACACGTTCATGTTGATAATCCATACCATGTTTGATGTCCTGCATGTCAGCAATATCAGTTGCTCCATACCCTTGTGTGTATGACTGCTCCAATGTCTGCTCGTCAAGTTCTCGCTGCGTAGGCTGATGTTCATCATCACGTTCCTCTGACGAAACCCTACCAAGACTATAACCACGCATACGCTGGAGGTTTGCGGCATATTCTGCAACGGCTTTCTTCTGTTCTCCGTCAAGGTTCTCGTTATCAAGAACATTCACAAGAACATCCGTAATTTGTCCGTTAGTTGCCTCGTCTATCTGTTGACGCAACGGTTCCCACGCTTCATTGCCAAGTCGTGTTTCTGCAAGCCTGTCTGATTTGTCTGTATTATGCTTATAACGATAGTACTGCGCCATCTGATAGCCAGTGCCGACTATCCGAGGTGCATTTAGCAAGGCACCCATTGTTGCACAACCAAGCCAAATATCAACGTGAGTTCGTTTATCTGCAAGGTTCTTCCATTCTTCACCTCCCATTAAAGCATCAAAACCAGTACCGACATATTCTTCAAGGGCTTCACCAGGCACACCGTTAAAACCTGCTGTCTGCAAGGCTCTACTATAAGCAGCATACCATTGTCTTCCGCTAAGAGAGGTTAGACCCGATGCTATCTTGCTCAATCCGATTTTCTCCATTCCTTTAAGCAAAAACTTCCCGCCCGGTAAGAATGCACCAGCAATCTCCGAACCGTTTTCTGCTATTGCAGTTCGTTCTGCACCGAGGACAGCACCAATAAAAGAGTCTCCACCTTTGACAAGTTTCTGACCTCCCTTGCCGTCGTCCTCAAAATGACCAAACACATAATCGCCATTCTCATCAAGAATGACGTCACCTTGATAACGACCTGCTGCATCGGACATTGTTCTTCCAATGCCTATCGTGTTGGCAATCTCTGCACCAGCAACCATTGAGCCAAGTGTCGCACCTGTAGCCTTGACCATATATTTCCCAAAGCCTTTTGTTGCTGCTTTTCCTACCAACTTTGTTGCAAGTTTACCTGTTCCTCCTGCTATACTCTTTGCAAGTGAAAGAGGCTGACCACCCATAAGGGCAAAATCCATCATTAGGTCAAGACTTACTGCACCCATCTTACCGGCACGCGCCCACGCACCATACTCGTCGCCGTATTGACTTTGCACACGGTTGTCCCATTCTGCATTTTTCAACACGGCTTCTGCTGCTTGCTCCTCTTTGGTTAAAGCCTCGCCTTTCTGACGTTTTCTGTTGATGGCATCTACATGTTTCTGCGCGAATGTAAGCGCTGCCATATCGTCTAATTGTGCTTTACCTGCAAGGCTGAACGTATAGCCATTTGTGATTTCATTGCCAAGACTATGCCAAAACTCATTCATTTTACCACTTTTCTTATCTTCAAGAGTGGTTATCAATGCTCTGTTTTTACGCAATGCAGCCATATATTGTTTGTACTGCACATCATTATCCCATCTATGCATAGGACTTCCTGCATCCGGCATCTTATCGGAGTTGGCATATTCACCCAACTGTAAGTACCAAGGAAGTTCTTCGTGTGATTTCTCCAGTTCGCCCACGCGCTCCTGCGCCAACTTGTTCAGTCTGTCTCTTTCGGCATAAGCATCGCGCAACTGGGTTTCGATAGGATGCAGTTCACGTTCCATTGCATCGTCTATCTGACGTTGCTCCGAATTGGCAATAAGCCTACTGTTATACTTATTGCCCGCAGCGGTGAGGTATGTTGGCTCAAATTTTCCAGTTTTAGGATTAT